TACAGAATTACGAAGTCCACCAGTAAGTCTAATATTATACTCTCCATTCTCATCTTGTATTAGCGATATTTCACTATTCTTTCCCCCGTAAAGGAGTGAGAATACATTGCCTTCCTCGAACAGCCAATTCATATCTACTCTTTTGGCTGTCTCACTATTATATCTACTAAGATTCTTAACTTTATCAATAAGTAAACTTCTAAATTTAAATACATTACCAGTAGGATTGCCATTGCTATCAAGAATACTTTTACGATAATGATAATTAAGTCTAGCTTCTGATTTACGTAAATCTTTAAACTCTTCTTTTATCTTAGGTTTACCGTTCTCATCAGATACGATAGTTACTACTCCATTCTCAACAGTTGTCTCAAATAAGAAGTTAATAGCTTGCGCCATTTCTGCTAGTTCTTTAGCATAGATGTTAGCATAAGCTACATAAATAGGATGTCCTCTATAAATATCACCATTAGTATTAAATAGTCCAGTATAATCTAGTTTATAACTATTAAATACGAAAGTCTTTGGAGCATCAGAAGGTGTTTGGGTAAAGAACTTAGATTTCTTAACTCCTCTAGCCATCTCATAGTTGTCTCCATTGTTAGCGTATTCGTTTAGAGTAATAATATCCCATTCAAGAGCGTTAATATCTTTATAAGACTTAGCCTTTCCTGTAACTTCATTACTAACACCGTTATATAATTGTGCACCAAACTCACGATAATATTCAGTAAGTTCATAACCAGTATCAGTAAGACGAAGTAGACCTGGAATTATTTTACCATTAGATAGAGTTTTCTCAATAAGTATATTACTGTAATGATATTGAGGAATATTAGTAAACTTAACTAGATAATCACGAAGTTCAGTATTATCAGTAGGATTATCATTATAACGATTATCGTTAATTCTCTCAAAGAATTTACTAATATAGTTATTCTTTAGAATATCGCTAACTAGATTATTCTCTGCATTAATACTATTAAATTCAGAATTTACTATTTGATAGTCTTTAAATTTATCAGATATACGATTAGCTATATTATTAGCATAACCACCTTTATATTGTAGTTGAGACTTATCAAATGGAACTACTACATATTCTTCATCGTTCTTAGCTTTACTATATTCACCTGCATAATATATACGTTGTGCTTCATTATCTATCTTTAATATATTAGACGCATTAGCTACAACTTTATTAAATTCTAGCAAATCGTTGACAAGACTAGTGATATTAGAAAGTTGACTATCACCGAAGCTACGAATGTAGTTAACAACACCCTGCCTATTGATGCCGAAGTTATATTTATTAAAGATTGCCGCAAGCTCTTCCGAGATTTCTTGTATTTCATTTGTATTTGAATTGTTTAATGTGGATAATTTATTTTTAAGTTCTTCTAATACTGCAACATCTCCATTCATAATAGAAGGATTATGAACAAGAGAATCAAAACTATTAAGTATCTTATTTTGCAGATTAAGTTTAGGGAAAGTATTACGATTCTTAGTCACTACATTAGAACCGTCTGCACTTTGAATTACTTCATTACGTTCCCAAATAGATTGTTTTAGTTGAGTAAATATCTTATTTCTTATCTGAACATTAGCTTCATCTTCTAATAGACGAGCGGCATATTCTAAATGAGATACTTCTTCAAATCTTTCAGCAATAGTATGGAAACTCTCTACCATAGCTTCAACGCTAGAGAAGTTGCCATAGTTATTCAATGCTTTAAAAGAACTAGAGAACCCAGCACTTTCAGCTATACCTGAATAAGTATCGTTAGCTGTATCAGGTTTTTCATTAATAAAAGAATTGCTATTAGTTTTAGGTAAACGAGCAAACCATTCTTTTACTTCTTTACTAACATTCTTATCAATGTCTTTACGTTGGTCGGCTAGTTCAGACCAATCAGCACGTAAAGAAGCAATAGTTTCAGGGTCTTCTTGACGACCGTCTTGTTCACTTCCTTCTTTAGCATCGTCATTAGTTTCATAATCCTCGTTAGTATCTATACCAAACTCTTTGCTAAGACTAATAACTTCGGGTGAATTAATAACAATATCAAATAACTCATTACGGTTATAATTACCACCATCGTAAAGATTACGAATAATAGTACCGATATAAGTTTTTTGTTCTTGCGTAAGTTTCTTATCATTCTCTTTAAGATGTCGGTTAAGATAAGTAATCATAGTTAACTTAACAGCAGCTTGAGGACTTAATTCATTTCCGGCTTTATCCTTTATAACTCCTTCTTCACCTTTACGTTTCTTATTAGCAAGAGCTTTACGAATACTACCTTGACTCTTTAAATAAATAGTAGAAAGAATATTAATAGCGTGGTCTTCTTTCGCTATATCATTACCAAATACACCAGTTCGTGAAGTACGAACATTCTGAACATAATCTTGAGTATTAATAGTCTCCCTGTTATTATATGCTATAATAGCATTAACAGTATTATTATCAATACTCTCATCGTTAAAATCTCTACCGGTCTTTTCCTTATACCATTCACGAAAACTATTGTCTTCGATAGTAGCTAAGTATTCGGTAGACTTTCTAACATCATTATTAGTAAGCTCTAATAGCTTATCTAATTTAGGATTACTAGGAGTACAACTCATATACTTTATATTATTAATTAAGTAATTACTAACAGTATCAAAGATAGTATTATTATCAACACTATCAAATATATTTATCAAATAGTCTGAAACCACACGTTCCGAAGGCTACCGAACGCCCGTAGACCGCAAAATTATGCCGAAATTCGCATTTTATATAGCGTCTCGATAGTAAGATAGGGAAAACAGAAAAGTCCCGTAGGCAGCTTTAGAATGGCTCATTCTTAGGCTTTCTACGGGACTTTCGTCTCTAGGCTTATCTTAGTTAATTACATACGAAACTAAGCTCACCAGTGTCAAACAAATGGCTCACAATAACCTTTTGACGACTACTTAAACCTTCCACTAAGCTATCGAAGTTATCGACTTGTCGATAGTTATCACTTATAGCACTATCTAAATCTAGGTCTATATCAGGAATATCAAAAACATCATCAGTAGGAACGCCTGTATCTTCTTCTGCCCTGTCGAATACATCATCGTGAACAGTACTTGTAGTACTAGCTGTATCAGATGTTTCTAGTCCAATAATAGATAAACGATTACGAACTTCACCAAGTAATGTATTATCTATATTACCAACTTTACCTATAATCTCTACTAAAGCATCAACAATCTTAGTAAATAGATTATTAGATTCAGTTTTAGTATTAGAATCATATTTAATCCTAGCAAGTAATCTAGCAAATGTACGATTAGTAATAGCTTCAACTACAAATTCCTCAATAGCTACACTTCTAGGTTTATCACTATTTAAGAATCTTCCGTATTCTTCTACTAAAGCAGAATCCTGATTAATAAAACTACTAAACTTATCATATAGGTCACCAAATGATTGCTCTATATTAGCACGTTCATCATTAAGTAGATAATGAACACCTTCATGTATAAGAGTAAGTACTCTACGTTCAGGTTCAAGAGTATCGAATCTATTAGTAAGAGTAATAGTATTACCACCGGCAACTATTCCTGCAAATCTACCTTTTTCACCTACTATTTCAATACCAGGATTAAGAGCAATGCCAGCAGATTCTAATGCCGAAATAACAGATAATAGATTAGGATTAGTAGTATTAGCTTGTGCAACTTCCATAAGAGTACCTACTTGAGGAGTGCTATCTTGACTAGCAAGTGGGTCAGGCGTAGCAACAGGAGATACAACTTGTTGCTCCTCTATGGGGGAAACAGCGGCGTCAGCCGCGTTAGTACGACCAGCACTACGACTAGGATTCATAAGAGTAATATTACGATTATATACATCTCCTACATAATTAAAGTTACTAATGATATTACCTTTACTATCAGTAACATTGCCCAAGTCAGTAACTAGTACTCCGTCTTTAGCTACAAACTCTTCATAACTACTATAACCTGTATCCATCCATTCATCTTGAAGTATATTAGGTATCTTAGCTTGTAGTTTACCGTCTACCATTCTAAATAAATTAGATTCACCACGAATAGCTGAATTAATAACATTACGAGTAAGTGTAGCATATACTCCTTCCATCATAGTACTAAAGTTACCATGATTATTAGTAGGAACAAAACCATTAGGCATACGAGCCATAAGTCTTCTAGGTTTAGTTTCACCCGGTATAGCAAATGCTACATTTCTATCAGCAACATTAAAGTAAATAGTAGCTCCAATCTTATTAAGAGGACGAAATGCACGACCTACAACTTCATAACCATAAAGAGCTTTTTGCTTACCTACATATTTAGATATTTCATCTAATAGTTGTTGATGTAAATCAGTATTACCTTGTAGAGTAGCATCTACTAATGAATGGAATAATTTATCTAATCCTTCATTAAACCTCTTAGTATATTCAGTAGCTTCTGTTTCACTATTACTCATAGTATTCTCACGACTAGTAACTGCAATAAGTCTACCTTCCGAATCTTTAATAGTCATACCAACTACTCCTCTAGGAATACGACTAGCAGCGATAATACTATTAGATTTAATATCGGCAACTCCTCCGTCAACTCCTACTACTAGACGATAACCGTCAGTAGCTTCACTAGTAGCTACGTCTCCAAACTTACGATATATAGGATTACCTTGTTTATCTCTAGCATAAATAACACTACCTGAACTTGTACGACCAACAACTAGACGTTTCTTCTTAGACTTAGTATTACTAATAGAGGACTTTAAGTTATTAATGTCAGTATAAGACTTCTTGAGTTTATTCATCCAATTAGTCAACGATTCATTAACAATGGTACTAAAGTTAGACTGATTAACATTAAGAGCGTTATTAAAGAATATGATATTATTAAGATGTTTAATCCTATCTAATAGATTAGTTTGAGTATCACCGAATAAACTAGTTAAATTCTGCCAGTGACCATTCTCTTGTAGAGCATTAAGCTGATGTCCGAATGTTCCTTCAACTTCAGGATTATTACGAACACGATACAAACGACGTATATTATTAAGCAGTTGTACAAATTCTTTAGCACTAGGTTCTTCACTAGCAATAATAGATTGAAGTTGAGTTATGAAATCTATACTATCGTTTCTAATAGTATATCTCCAACCTTGATTCATAACTTCTACATTACCGTTATTATAACCAATCTTAGGAAACTCACCTATTTTAATTCCACGAGACTTAACAATAAGATTACCGTTTTCATCTAGTTCTACATTTACTGTATCATTAGTCTTCAACTGACCGATACGAGAGTAAACCTTACTATCATTTAAATTAACTAAATTAAAGAAGTAACCATTATCTTTAGTATTCTGTTTATTCTCTGCAACAGCTTTATCTAAAGTCTTACTTGCTTCTTGTATAATATCAGAAGGAGTTTTAATCTCTTCATCAACATTAACTATCTTACCATCTACTATTTGACGATTAGCTAGAATCTTAATATCATTATACAAACTAACAGCTCTAGGATTTAACTGTTGTAGATAAACCATCATATCATTAAGACTAGTAAATGTCTTACCTTCTATCTGATTACCTTGTATTTGATTATATAAATCTATAATTAAATTTATCTCTTCTATACGTTGGCGTTGACCTTCTAAGTCATTATCAGATATAGATGATTCAAGAACGTTAGTATCAGCAGGAGCAGATTCATCAGATTTACTAGTATCTACGTAAGTAACATCTCCGATAGCAATAGCGGCATTTAGTTCATCGATAGTAACATCAGCAATAATATTACCTTTAGCATCCATTCCATCAATACTAACATTGCCAAATTTACTAACACGTACGTCTATTGCACTTACTTTAACTGGTTTTCTACTAACATCTCCTAAACTAGCAAAAGGCTTTACTATTGTAAATTCTAAGTTATTAATATTAGCTTTATTTATAACACCTGAACTAGCTTTAGATACTACTTTATCTAATGTCTCTTTTAACTTCTTCTCTTTAGCAGTCTTTGGTTTAGGTTTTGGAATAGGCTTAACCTCTGGTTCTTCTTGCCTCGTCGCTTCGCTCCTCGCTTCCCCCATAGAGGAGTCTTGTTGCTGATTATTCCCATTCTGTTGCTGTGTCTGACTTTGTGCAGCAAGACTATTTCTTCTCTTAGTAATAGCTTCTCTTAAAGATGCTATATCTTTCTTACCATTCTCTGAATTAGATAGAATACTAACAGCATTAGATAAACTCTTATTACTAGTATCTTGAGATTCTTCTTCTGTAAACGCATTATCTAGTGCTTTATCTAACTTAGCAAGTTCTTCTTCGGTAGCTACATTAACGAAATCATTAAGATTCTTTTTTGCAGACTTAACTAACTTCTTAGCCGCTTCTTCGTACTCTTTCTTACGAGTATCTTCAAACTCTTTAGCTTGTTCATTAGTAGTAATAATATTAGAACGATAGTTATCTCTACGAATTTCATCGAGAAGTATCTGTCCCATATTATCCATGTACTCTGAATTAATAGCACGAACTTGTTCAGATAAACTTCCTAGATTAAAGTCTTTACCTGCTTGTTTAAACAGAGCTACATCATTTTCATCTAATTCTTCTATCTGTTTCTTAATAAGCGCATTTTGTTCTTGACTACCTTCTATTCCAAGAGCTATATTTTCTACACTACGAACATTATCTAAGAATAAACTTTCCATAGGACTTAAACCTCTACGTAAGTCATTAACTTTAGATTCTATTATCTTAGATATATCTAAGTATTGACTAGCTTGCGCTTTATCCAAAGGATTATTACTATTCTTTAGACTATTATAAGTAGACATTACTTCGCGACGATACTGTTCTAATATACCTAACTGCATACGGTTCTTAGCCATTGGGTCAAGAATCTCATTAATAGCAGGAATAGTATTCTCTAATTGAGATTGAATAGTATTAAGTCTTTCTATTCGTTTATTTAGTAAGTCAGCTTCTTGTGCATTAACTATATTTTCTGATATAGCTACATCTAATAGAGCATCATCTATATTAGCACTACGCAATGCACTAGAATAGTTAACATATCTATTAAGAACAGTACGCATAGTTTTCTTTATAGATTGAGTATCTCTATCATATTCTGCTTCATCAGCAAGACCTGCATCTACTAGCTTTTTCTTTAGTCTAGGGTCTTCAATATAATCTTCGAGTAACTCATAGTTGCCTGAACGAATAGCATTTAAAGTAAGAGTAGTTACAAATTTCTCTTTAGCAGCAGCATGTAAATCTTCTTGTTCTTCGGGACTAACTTTACTATAACGAGTAGTACCTACTGTTGGGTCTTGACTAATAGTTCCATCATCAAGATAAGTGATAGGATTACCTTTAGCATCACGTTCTATCTGAAACGGATTCTCACCATTTTCGATAATCTTCATCTGACGAGCATATTCATTGAATACTTGCTCACGACCATTGATTTCAGCAATACGTTGTTTCTCTTCTATATTACCACCTTTACGATTATTAATAGCTGACATAGCACCACCAAAAGTAACACCTCCAATAACTCCCCATAATGCAGCATTATATAGTTGAGGATTCTGTAAGTACTTCTCTATTCTATCCATAGATACAGCACCATTATATTGTTCAGCTTGACCTAATAGGTAACGACCATATAAAGTACCTTCTTCTTGACCTACAAAGTTAATAGCTTCTTCAATACCTTCGGTTAATTCAAATAATAGTAGATTCTCACTAGAATTAACAAAGCGATTTATTTTACCTGCAAAATCTTTAATAGTACCTTTTGCCGCTTGACCTAAAGTTTGACTAGCAGATTCAACACCAGTAGAAGCTATTCTATCAAGAGCTTGATTTTGTGAATAACGAATACGAGGAGTAATAGCACGATTAACTTGACCTAATGCTTTATTAACTGCACGTAACTGCATATAGTCGAAGAATACATTACCTGCATTATATCCAAAGTCTCGCATAGCTGCTTTATCTGCAACTATAAGAGCGGCTTCTTCTTTAGTTCTTTCTTTAGCTTCATTAGCAATATCAGGATTATTATCTAACCAAGTTTGAAATTCTTCATCAGACATTCCTGTAAATAACGACAATGCTTCTCCTTCTATTTGTTCCGCAACTCCACGAGCTTCTTGATAGTTCTCACCAAGACGCATACCAATAGCAGTAATACCATCTTTAGCGATAAGTTTTAACTTATTAGCACGATACACATTATCTAATTTAGTAGCTTTCTTAGCCCAATTCATTGCACGACTTACTTTAGAACTATTACGTCCTAATGCTGCAACACCTTTACCAACAGCTCCAACTCCTTTAGTTAATAAAATACCAGGAATCATTAAAGATAGAGAACTAGCAATACTTGGAACTTGACTAAAGAACCAACCTGAAAAATCATTCATATCAAATGCTTTATCAGGATTCTCACGATATATAGGAAATAAATCATCACGAACATAATCAGATATAGCATCGCCTGCTCTAGTAATAGGATTACTAAATGGTTTATCGTCCCATAATCCAGCAGTAGCTAAATCTACTAACATACCAATACCGCCAACAGTATCTCCTATAACTGTTCCAATAGTTTGACCTAATGCCTTACCTGCTTGTTTCCAAGCCGATTGATTCTTAGCACGAAGAGTTTCTAATTCTTCTCTACTTTGATAACGATTAGGTTCAGCACCATACTTAGCTAAAGAATGATAATCTTCCTCTGTTCCAGTAAAGACTTCTTTACCACTAAGATTACGAAACATGAAGTCGCCTTGTGCAGCTACATCAAGTTTGTATTTAGTAACAGTAGGAGCTTCTTTAGCCATATTAACAGAATTAGCCCCACTGTCTAGTGGAGCTTTTTCTACTGATATATCATCAAATATATTTGGCATAACTTAGTTCATTAAATCATTCATTTGATTAAATATCACTTGACTAGGGGATTCACCAGTAAGTCCTGAATACATTCTATTAAAGAACTGGAATACTTGTCTCTTAGTATCAATATCTAGTTCTCTAAGATTACCAGTAGCACCTGCCATAATCATAGCTTTCTGCATAAGAGGACGAGCAATAACTTGCTGCTCCTCTATGGGGGAATTTGCAATAGAACCATTTCTTGCACTAATAAGATTTATATCCTCTTTAACAGGAGCAAGAATAGCATTAGCTTGATTATTCTGAAACATACGTTGAAATAACTCACCTTCTGTAATCTTAATTACCGGTTCATCATTAGCGTCTAATATCTGATAAAAACTACCACCATCGGTAACAGCAGAATATGTTCCATCTCCAAATTCAGCATCAGATAAACGATAATTTCTTTTAAGTGCGTTATTATACTTAATAGAATTAAGAGTGTCCATTGCTTTAACAGCAGGTAGAGATTTGAATCTTTCTATTTCATCATTAATGATAGCACCTGTAATCATGTAATCTCCAGCTACTGCATTTTGTATTCTCTCTTCCATTTCAGAATCAGGATTCTTAGCACTATTCTTTCCAGTCTTAGGAGTATAAGGAATATTTAAGAATACTCCGTATTCCCCCGTAGAAGAGGATGAGCACCAGCCATTATTAATGTTTTTCTTTTTAACTTGTGCTTGAATAGTTTGCATAATAGCATCACGTTCTCTACTATCTTCAACAGGTTCAAGAACTCCTTCGGCATTACGTTTCTTAATAACAATACTTCCAGGATTAGCAATACTAATCATATTCATTACTCTTTCATTGTAGTTCTTTAATTGGTCATCTTCAAATCCTTGACCAGTAGCAACTATATGAGGAGGTAAATCAAATACATTAACATCAACATAACTAGGCGGTAATGATTTAGATATACGTTTAGTTGCAGCATTAGACATTTGTGCAGCTTTTTCATATACGTAAGCAGGAGAATCTTTAGTACTCTTAGCAGTAGTTATTTCACCTCGTCCTATTGCTCTAAAACCTGCAATACCCATAGTAGTTAAACTACAATATACTTTATTTCCATAGAAAACTTCATCGTTTCTAGTAAATTTTTCAGGAGCATTATTACCAGTAGTAAATCCTACGGGACTAAGTTTAAGAACATCTGCTATTTCAGGAGCTAAACGAGTATAAGCGTCTTTACTAATACGAATATATTCTTTATCTCCTATTTTACTAAATGACACATCTTTACTAGTCAGTCCCATATCTGTTCTAAGTTTAGATATAATAACAGCTTTACTACTATCATTAAGAGGATTAACTAGAACTGTATCGAAACTATTGCCTTTAGAATCAGTAAATAACTTATTCATTCTATTAGCATATTCTAGTTGCATAGGATTATTAGTATCTGCCATATCTCCATTACTTAATCTCTTACCTAAGAACTCCGAAGCATATTGTTCTTCTTGTGTAAGATGTCCTTTCATTGCATCTAAACGATTATTAGCATTAGCTATTCCTCTATAATAAGTATTAGCTTCATCTAATAATTGTTTCTTAGCAGCATCAGATAAAGTAACATTATTAGCAATACCTGAACGTAGTTTACTATATGCCTCATCTAAAGGAAGAGATTTAGATATTCCATAAGAAGAAAACATATTAGATAATTGACCATTAAGAGTATTTAATTGAGATTGTACTTTAGCAGGAGTATCAGGTTCTACTTTTTCTTTACCACCAATTGTAGCCAAAGAAGGAAGTAAATCAGGTTCTTTACCAGTCTTAGGTTTAGCAGCAGCTTTACGAGCAGCAGCTAATATATTAAATCCTAATTCAGGATTAATTCTACTTTCAACTCTACGATAAGCAGAAGCAGCATATCTAGGAGCAAATAGGTTCTCTTCAAATTCTCTCTGTGACATAATAGTTCCGTCAGGCTTAGTAACAAGATTATTCTTATTTCCCTTATTAGCTTTCCAAACATTTACTTTATAGTCTTGTTCTAGAGAAGCACGAGCACCCGGAGTTTCATTTAAAGCAGATTCAAATGCAGCACGAATCTTATCTGCTGATAGTTGTTGAACACCACTAGCTGTTTTAAGATAAGGAACATCACCAGCAGCAATATTACCTTGACCTTCTTTAAGATTGCCTTCTGCATCTCCCCATACTAGTTGTTCGCCAGAACTAGAATCAACACCAACAGTAGATAATACTTTTTGATATAGAGCATTATAATCAACTTGTTCAACAGGACGATAATTAGGTTGAAATTGGCTACCACCTATTACTTTACCAGTTTCATCTAGTTGGTCTTGATAATTATATTTATTCTGTTCTAATGCGTATGCTTTAACATCTCCATCATAAGCATTACTATTAGTAACTTCATCTTGGAACTTCTTAAATTCCTGTTGATAACGTTCACGTCCAATAAGTCCTGGATTACTAGCAACTTCTCCGGCTAATCTTCTTGCAGTAGTTAAAGCAGTAGCATAACTACCTTCTTGAGCACTTGCTTCTATTTGAGCATTAACATCTCTCGAATATTTATCGAGCCACTCATTTTCAGCTTCGTTTAATTGCTTATTAGCAAGAAATGTTTTAATCTGATTACTAGTTTCAATAGCAGTATCATGTTTCTGTTGTAGAGTATTTAACGTACTATTGTAAACATCTAAAGGAGCGGCAACCCGCTCCCTCTTTTGATAACCTGCTGTCTTAATATCTATCGGCATAGTTATAGTATTTATAATTAAGCAATCTTTTTCTTACCGCCACATTTGAATAAAGTACTTCGTATATTACTTAGTCTACCCTTATTCTTATTCATTAATTTTAAGAATAATTCCATTTGTTCAGGATTAGCAGACATCATAGCAGCAGTAGCATTTTCTTCTGAACGTCTCTTATCAACACCTAATTGATAATCTCTAATCGCACTAGTAAGTCCTTCAATAACATTAGTACGATTATTAGCTCTTGCTTTAATCTTTTCGTTTTCTGTTTGAGTAACCGCATTATCATAAGCGTTTAACACTTGATTATTCGCAGCTTCTACTCCTTGACGATTAAGAGCCGAACGATTAAGAAGGTCTGTTTCAACATTCTCTTTCATACCTTTTAATTTATTACGTTCAAGAACTCCTCGATTAGCAAGAGATTGAACACGAGCAATCTTTCCCGAAGAACTAGAAGTATTAGAATCAATAAGTCTAGCAATATTTCTTTCAGAATCTCTACTTTCTGCTAATTGAGGATTTATGTTATAAGTAGTTCTCATTCTTGCAGGAACAACAGTTCTAGGTCTAGTAGGAGCTTGAATATTATTAATACTGTTCTTATTAGTAACCCCACTAATAATATTTCCTAAAGCTCCTATTCCTGCACTAATTGCTTCTCCTCCAATTCCACTCATAAAGTTCTTAAAACTTCCTGATTTAGATAAAGGACTAGTACTAGAACTAATAGAAGCTCCAACAGGTTTAGTTGGAACTATACTATTAGTTTTAACAGAATTCATATTAGCTTTAGTTAAAGCATTAGGAGCAAAACTATTACTATAATCCTTTTCTAAACCAAAGTTATTATAGTTATCTTTTAATAGTTTTGTCTTAGAACCAAGAGCTGATTTCTTTAATTCAGGATATTTCTTATATACTTTAGCTCTTACATCAGAACGACCATGAAGTCCAGCTAATCTAAGAGCGTCACGAGCATCAGCTTTAGTAGGAATAGGATAACTACGTCCACCTCCTGCAAAATCTTTAGACTTAACACTAGGATACGGTTTCTTATCAGAACCATAATCTTTACTACGAGAAAGACCACCTAGTTTTTTCTTACCAGTTATTGTTCTCATATTTCTTTTCTTTTTAGTACCATCATCATTAAGACCATTTTTATCCTTAAATGATTCTTGAGCATTAAATACTTTAGAAGGTTCTACACCTTTTTGAACTAGTTCAGCAGGACTATTACCATTAAGAATAGGTTGAGCACTAAACACTTTAAGTTGTTTAGGAGTAACTTGTACTACTTCTCCACCTTCAGCTTCAACACCAGTTTTACCAGCGTCAATAACAATACCGCCAGTATTGTGTTTACGTCCTTTAAGAAGGAATGAATCTTTCTTAATAGGAATAGCCGTACCGCCTTCGACAATACGAGCTTTCACCCCTTTACGGGGGGAAGTTTTCACTCCCCCTCCTTTAGATAAATACTGGCTTAAAAACTGTGTTCTATCTTCCTCTGACATCATACTCTCATTTTGAGCACTAGCTAAAGCCTGATGGTCTTGTAGATTTTGAAGCCGTTCTTGTCTAAGCCTTTCAGCTTGTTCAGCTTTCTTTTTCTTACGATTACCTATGATACCACTAACAATACTAGTACCAACAGAAATCGCAGCACCTATAAATGCTTTAGGTCTTTGTTCATTAATACGTTTCATTATTCTCTGTATTTATTAACATAACATTCAATCTTCTTAATCTCTATTTTAGCTGTACCATCATTAATTACAAATCGTACACCTAAATATTTACCATTAATAAGATTAGATTTAAATGGTTCATACTTCTTATTAACATCGACATTGAGTTTACCAGTAAGTCTATCTATTGGATAATTAGTAACAACTTCGTTAAGAACACTACGGAAGTAATTATAGTTCCATTTACCATGTTCGTAATAAGGCTTAACAGCATCAAAAGTATTACGTTCATTTACAGTAATATCTTCTAATCTACTAATAGAAGTGTTACTAAATAACAATATCTTATTACCAGCAAAATTAATATCATTTGCTTTATATAAGTCATAACTAATGTAGTTGAGTACTTTAATAGTATCGTATTCAAGATTGAACAATACATCTACTACCATAGTATTATTATTCTCTCCTATATAGAACGGATTCTTATTGGCAGGTATCTCGAAATCTGTATATCTAAGATAACTAGACGGTTTTACAAATCCTATTTTACCTATAATGTTTTTCTTATTGAAGGAACTAATATACAAATTAGTTTTCGTATTATAAAACCCTCGACATAAATAAGTATGAATACTAATCCAAGTATTAGTAACAAAATTATAACTAATGGTGAAATCTGAAACTTCCCCCATAAAGGAGCAGATTAATCGGTTATTCTCTTTATCCATTCCCATTAATATCTTTGTATCACTAGTAAGATATTCGTCTAATATAGATTGTACTCCATCGCCTAAATCATTCAGATTCTTTTCATCAAATCTATATAATCGTTTCTTACTCCTATCTAAGAATATATAACCTGCTTCATTACATACATAAGCTTCAAAATCTTGTAGACCACCATAACCTTTTTCACTAGTAAATACTTCTTGATAATCTATATCAAAAGCATCAGGCATTAACATTTGCACATCTTTATCTTTAGTATAAAGAGTATTATCTCTATTAAAGATAAACATTGAATGTTCACAATGAGCAATAAGATAAGTACCTATACCAATAACATTAATAATGTCTCCTTTGTTTTCACTAATTATCTTATAGGCATTAGGTCTAAATATACGCCATTTATTTTCTACTGATTCATCACTAATAACATCGCTTCTACGAATAGTTTGTCTATATTCTGTAATAAAGTTAGTATATAGTAATTCATTATAATTAATAAACTTCTTACCTGCATAATCAAGATACATAGTACTTATTTCAAATGTATCATTAATAGTACTAGGCAACATATGAATCATACGAACATTCTGAACAAAAGAATTATCATCTGTATTAATAGTATAATATCTTTCATCAGGAGCAGTTTTAATTGTTTTAGCAAATAACGGATATAAAGAAAAAACATCAATCTTTATTCTACTTATAGGAGTATTACCAACTCTTTGACTATCGTAGTGTACTCTAGGGAACTTAGGATAAAGATTACTATTATCAGTAGCTTTTTTAGGTATTGGGTCATTAGCATCATAATACACACCATTACGATTAAAAGCATATACGGAACTAGTCATGAAATAATAGTTATAATTATAATAATATTGTTCATATCCATAATTATAAATATCTCCTTTTGGATTAACATATTTAATATGACCTAGAGGAATAAGACTTTTATTCTCTGACATATATAAGTTATCACTTATATTAAGAAGAATACCTTTTACATAACCTCTGCCACTTCCTATATATAGTCCTAATTTTAATGATTTGTTTAATACTAAATTAACAACAGCTTCTCTTCCAGCATTATTGTCATCTCTACTATCTGCCATTATAATCTTAGAACTTTTAACAGCTCTAATGTCTCCAAATTCATCATCAGGAGTAGACATACCGTAAACATCATCGCTATTATAAAAGTCAGTAAACATTGGACCTCTTTGAGCATTACCCATAGTATACCTAGATTGAGTAATAAATATATTACCTGCTCCAGCTTTCTTTAATATATTAAATTCAGGATAATAGAAACGAATATTATTAACCTGTTCATTAAAAGCAGTATTAAAATCATCATCTCTACGTACAGGAACTCCTTGACTTACTAATATAGGTTCTGTCTTTTCATAAGATATAAAATATCCTACGAAATCTTCTTTCATTGGTATATTATCAAATAAGAACTCTATTGGTTGAACATAAGTACTATCAGAAATCTTAGTTCCTCTAAACATTTTATCTCCCTTATTGTTCTTATAAAGAGCGATACCACTATCATTATATTTAGGAAATATATTACAGAATCTAACATTACTTATAGCATCAAATATATTAACTACTTCATGAGCATTAGTAGTATTTATATTTCCATACTGACTTTTATAAGAATCAAACTTAGTTTTAATATCTGATATTAAAGTATCTTCATTAATGTCCATAGTTAATGGGATACTACCTTCACTAGCAGTACCTAAACTAATAGTTTCTGAATAAGTCATATTATTAGAAATACGAATACCATCAGTTATATTACCATTAGGAAATACATAATGAATAAAAAAGTTATATACACAATAGTTGATAGCGTACTTATAAATATTTCCATAGAACTCTGTATCTTCAGGTTTAGTTTTACTATCTAATATCTTAGGAGAAGCAAAACCAAAAGCATAACTAAGATAGCCTCCGGCTGGACCATCAACACGAAGTTCTTTATATTGATTACTACTACCTAATGCAAAGAACTCATTACCAGTAGAACGAACGCCTCCTTCACTTATTGCTAAAGCGTCACTTCTACCAAAAGTAGGAATATCGAGAAGTAAAGCACTATAATTACTTACACCGTCCATATTGAACTTAGTATCCTTTTGGAAACAGATATATAAGTCTTTTACTATTCCTTCAAATGCTAATGTACTCTCAACACTTACTCTATCATATATGCGATATCTTTCATGTCCGCCATAATCGTAATTAGAAACTGTTTTAAGATAATCAATAAAAGGTATAACTATCATAAATTCTTTTTCAGCAGTTATTATAGTTTGATTACCTTCTTCTACTGTTTCTTTAATATAACCAACTGGATATGCTTTTAAATCAGTAAAACTTTTAGTAGAACCTTTATCTCCTGATAAACTACTTATATCATAGAAATCAACAGTACAAGTTTCATTAATATTAAAATCTTCTTCTGTTGGTTCTCTATCTTCTTTCCAACGATATACAGTTTCATGAATACCTTCGATTTCATTAATTAAATCTTGAGTAGATTTATCTTCATTATTGAAAGTAACAGATATATTAGGAAATATTTCATTTACTGTATATCTAGTAGTTTCTCCATCAGCATTGGTTATTAATACAGCATCTGATTCACGTTTATAATAATCATCTCTTATATTAGTTTCTTTAATTGAAAAAATAAATTTATGTTTAGATACATCATAAGCTATTCTTATATTTTCATCAACACTCTCACCTCTAAATTTAGCAAGTTCATCAGCATTACCACCACTAGGATTAACAGTTTCATATTCTGTAATAAGAACTATTTGTGAATTAGGAAACTTAGTACGAATTTCCTGCATTACTTCAGGATAATCTACATAAGCAGTTTGAAAAGATTTTCTTAACCTTACACCAACTTCTACTGGACTACCACTAGACATATCATATCTATAATAATAATAGTCAGTAGGATTATAATGGTCATACTTTAATTTATAAGTATTTTCTCCAATAGTAACATCTCCTAAATAGAACCACATAGGTTCAACAATTTCTCTAGTATCCATATTTAAATCAAATTCTTCAATAGATACTACTTTGAAATCGTTATTAAAATCTCTTTGAATATCAGGAGCAGTATAAGGAGTACTAGTAAAGAAATCGTTAGTACGTCCATATCTTACATAAGGATGGCTTACGAACCCTAAAGACGATATAACAGAATATTCATCAGGATATACATCTGCTGGGTCATATCCTCTACTAAATTCTAATATATACCAATTCTTATCATCAGGTTTAATAACTACGGAAACTGCTGGTTCATATAGATTATTAGCATTTTGATAAGAAACATAGAACGGAGTAGAGTGACTATCATAATTACTATCTTTATAGAAAGCTCTAATAAAGTCTTGTGATGCAATCATTAGACATTTAGTACCATAACTATTCTTACCAATACGAGTAAGAAAGAACTTTCTAGTAACTTCTTTATATTCATTACCATCTCCGTAAGCACGTCCTTTAATAGTAACTACATAACCTCTACCAATATCAAAGGTTCTAGGATTATTAATTATTGAAGAACCAACACTTCTTGTTTTAGCAGAAACTTTAATAGCGTTATTACCTCTGAAATCTTTAATTCTAACTTGTATATTACTAGTATCAATAGAACTTACAAAACTATTAATATTTTCTTCTTTGTAATTTGCCACATATAATCTATTATTATAGTTACATATAGTTTTTACATTATACAAATTAAAGAAAGAACTAGTAATATCGTCAAGACTAAATGATTCATTATAAACATCGTCTATTGTTATTCTGCTAGTTCCTATATTTATATCAGAAGTATTATATACTTTAGTATCTCCTTTTTGAGTATTGATTATGTAGCCTATTTGATAAGCTGTATAATTAAGACCTGAATTATCTATTTGTAATCCTAACTCAATATTTAGATTAACTTTTTCAGTACTTAAATTTGTTCTTTCTTTAAATACGAAGTTTCCTATCTTATAATTAACTGGAAGGTTACCACTACTATCGTCATAGCCGAAACTACTATCTTCAACAACGCTTTCGTTATCAAAATCATATACTAATACAGGAACTCCTATTGGAAACCAACCAGTATAATCACTTCCTTGCTTATATCTTATAAAGAAATTATATATACCTTTATATATAGAACTTCCTGATACAAGTTTCCAGTTATTAATATTTGCTTTAGGTATATTAGGAACTAATGTATATTTTATATCATTTCCTCCTTCTAAATAATTAGGTTTATTAAGATTGATTATTTTTAAAGGAACATCTTCATTAGAATTAAGTTCAGTAATAGCAACAATTAATTCATTATTTACATTATAAGTATAAGTACCTATAACTTTACCTCCTTGATAATTCCAATTAGTAATAACTTCGGTAATATCTTTAGTAGATTCTTTATATCTTCTAATCTTATTATTATTAGTAAATATAACTATTTCATCAGAACAAGAGATAACTCCGACTATCTCTTCGTTTTCTTCTAATGTTATGATTGTCTCAATAGATTGTTCATTCTGAATAGAATTACCATCACGAGAAACCATAGCATTAACAGCATGGGTCATTGAACCATTTTTAATAGATTCGTAACCTCCATCTTTATTAAGTTCTTTAACTATTTCCATTAGTCTCTAGGTCTAAATGTTGAATTATAAAAGAACGACGCCCAACCTTTATAGGCATTAGCATCTTGATTTTCATTAATAACAGAAGCTCTAGCTCTGTCACGAGAATCTCTCCATAATAAATATGGATTAACTGGCATAGCACCTTGTAAAGAATAGACCTGATGTTTAATTCCTCTACTTAGTAACTTCCACATACAGAACCATTCAAGTGCTTCAATAAGTTTACCGTTATTAGGAATAACGGGTATATTACAATGAAACGTATCACTATATACAGTCTTAACTGTAAGATAGGATACGGTAACAATATCAGTATCAAAGTTTAATTGGATTGCATTAGCATCCCGAAGATACACGTAATTCTTTCCTTCGTAACCTTCGGGGTCAATCTCAACAGTACGCTTACTTTCACGTTCTCTAGCTCTTTCTCTGTCTTGAACGAAATGCTCAGTAGTACCGGAAGAGCAAGAACATTTACCTTTCTTTAAGGGGGAAATCTCGCAACCCTCAACATAAACTTTAAAAGCATTCATACAACATGGGAAATAAGCAACTCTATCAACAACATTAATAGTAGTTTCTTTTTCTTCATATTGAAGAATACCCATTTCGTTCATAGCATCTATACACCAAGCACCCACTCTAGGTATATAATCACTATTCATAATATTGAAATCATTATCAAGTCTTGCGATAATAGTTTCTACGGAAGATAGCTCTTTGTTCATTATTTCTAATATATTTTATAGTGTAACTTGGGTCAAACTTATTAATTAAAGAAAGACGATTATTAATATCAGTATCGACATTAATAATATCTTCAACAGTCTTACATTCAGATAGTATATCATCGTTACTACGTTTCATGTGAAGATTTGTTCCATAGAATTTAAATAATGGTCTATTCTTAATTGTACCATCAATCATAAGTAACTTACAATAATAAGGATTATCAAGATACTCCACATATTTAATTCCTTCGTATTTCTCACCTCTTAGTAAGGCTGCTGCATGGTCTTTCTTATTATAAGGAATAAGTCCTTGTGCAAGAAGATTTCTTTTGTTTAGTTCTGTTTTATAATAGTCAATTACTTTTTTGAACTTAACAACTTTTCCATCAGCAGTGGTAAAACTATCTCTAACTATAACTCTTTCTATGATAAGACAACCAAGTCTCTTTTCAAACTTATAAACTTTTCCTCTTAGAACTTCTTTAGATACTTCTCTAAAGAATAACTTGCAATAGGCTTCGTATTGAGGACGAGTAATGTTCTTACGATGTTTAATTCTCTGCTGTCTTATCTCATATTCTTTTATTTTACGAAGTACTCTAAAGTATTGTTTTAAGTTACGATATATATTACCGTATCTTAATTGTTTAGAAGAATCGAATTTAACGAACTTAGCATCTATTGCTGTCTCCATCTTTCTATCAACATCTAGTTCGTCAGTATTCCATTCCCAATAGTTATAGACACATACATCAAATATAGCTTCAATAGCATTTCTATTCTGTTCAATAGAATATTTGATTTTATATAATAAAGATTTGTATCTAGCTATTTTTTCGGACACGAGAACATAATCCTCTTCGGCTGTCTTTATAAAACTAGTATACATATTTCTGTGGTCGTATCTTTCACCGCTAGCCATAATTATACTTCTATTTGTTGTTTATTTATATCATCCTTAACTGGGATTTCATTAGTTACTCTCTCTACATTAAGTAGATTACGTTTATAGATTACATCTTTGATTCGTTCTACCATATCTTCGGGAATGATAAACTCATCATCATTATCGAAGTTAGATTCAATTCTTTCTGTTGTTTCAACAGGTATTTCATTAGGTATTTCAAAAGGCGATTCAATAACAATATGTCCTAGCGGTTCAATTAAATGATTACCATTGCTATTAACATATAGATAACCATTGATATAATCATAACTTAGACTAGTACACATTCCTGGCAATGCTTTATAAAATTGAGCATTTGCTTCTTTAATAAACGGAATAGCCATATTATCATAACCAACAGTACGAACACTAACAAAAGGAAGATTATTATCAAGACGAACTGGTCTAGGTATTCTAGTCTTGCTTCTTTTAACTTTATACTTCGTACTTACAAGACTTTGAAATATATCTCCGTCAGGAACATTAATAAGACTTATCCTATATCTCTGCATTAATATCTTATCGACATTAGCATGACGCTCATAAGTCTGTCTTATCTGTTCATTGAATGTATGAATAACCGCACTACGAATAGTTTGTCTCGTAGTAAAGTTATTAGGCTGATGAATAGCATGAGCTATTTCAGATACAATTTGATTTAATGAAGCCATATTACTTTTGTTTTTGAATTAGTATTATAACAAATATAGTTATTATATTGGTATTAACAAGACTTTTATTAATAATTTTGATTCAACACTATTATCTAGCTTACTATCTAGCTTACAAGCGTTCGCATTGTAAACATTTTTATACACGTGACGCATTTTAAGACCCGTGGTGGCACGCAATACTGTCGGATAATAGTAAGTTAAGGAAAGGTACTAAAGTCCTATGGTGAGCTTCTATGAAAGCGTAGGAAGGTGGGACATACTTTTTATTCCCCCATAAAGGAGCGTGTATACTGAAAGAGCCGACTATCTCTAGTCGACTCTCACTTGTTAATCTTACTAATAGTACTTATATGTTTTCAAATACAACTATTTGATTTAACTTATTTGAAAATCTTGCTTTTAAATGTTTTCCAGTACTACTTAAACTTTTTCTTATTCTCATTCTAGTAATACCAGTAATATATTCTGCTTCACTAATAGTTTCAACTTCTATTACTTCTTTAGTATTAAAGAACGTTATTCTAACGTTTCTTTCGCTATACTTAGCTTGTTTAAATCTTCTATTTTCACTTGCTAACTCATTTCTATTCCCATAATTTAAATTGTATTCATAAGTACACCATTCAAGATTATCAACAGCATTATTAGTTCTACATTCATCTTTATGGTTAATACAAAGATAATTATTAGGATTAGGGATAAATGCTTCTGCAACTAGTCTATGGACATTCCTACTTATTCTTTTCTTATTATTCATAAGTATAACATGATAATATCCATGAGAAGTACTAGGTTTTAATATTAAACCTTTTCTGTTTCTAACTCTTCCTAAATTACTAACTTCGTAATTAGGAGCAATTTCAATTGTTTTCCAAATCTCTTCCATAACCGATTTTTATTCCGATAGTTAATAATTAAAGATAGAAAGAAGAGTATCGGAAACTCGTTCGATAGAGTAGCTAATTCTATCTATCTTTCTATCTTATTAAATCAATGTTTATAATCTATTCCTAATTTCTTTATTATAGGTTTAATTATAACATCAAATGCTACAAGAGATAGTATTACAGAATTTAATACTATTCTTACATCACCTAGTTTCATAGAATAATAAATTATTCCTAGAAACAATGCACATACAAGAGTTACTATTCTCTTTTGCCATACTAAGACTGGTTTCTCTCCATTTAATTTATCAATAACCTTAATCGCAAAATACGCAATTATGTTAACACAGATAACAAATGCGAAATCGAAACTAGTAGCAGTAGTACGTAGAATCTCATTAAGTATATTCCCGAAGTCCATATTACAATAAGAATAATAGAGTACCTAGGATAACACTTAATAGCACACCTGCTATCTTTACATAAGATACAACTTTCACAGGAAGAATAGTAGTAATCTCTTTCCATGCGAACACTATAATAGTAATAGCTATTATAGTTACAAACAACACTTTAACAAATATTCCCATAAGCATTAAGTTTTATATTACAGATGCAAATATAGGATTTTATTTTAAAAAGAAAAGAGACTACTATTATTTAGTAATCTCTCTTTAGGAATATAACAGAACTTGTATTACTTTAATTCATTAAAGTATTTCCAGAGTTTATCTTCTCCGAAGTCTACATCATCGAACCAAAAGCTGATAGCACTCTCGAATATCATATCGTCAAAGTTTCCTTTTCCGAACCACTTCTCGAATAATTCACAGTAGTCGTGATATTGAGCATTAATAGCTACATAAACATCAGCAACTTCTACTTCATCTTCTAGTTTATCTTTGAATTTACTACAAACTTCGTGAGCTTTCTGCATATCGTATTTCTCACCGATATATTTCTTACCGTCTTTGACATGGTACATTTCATCAACAGTACGTTTAGCTTCCTGTTTATTAAAATGTTCATCACCATAATCATTATAACGTTCGTTTCCATCTACTCCAAGCATTTGCATAAGAAGCATACGTTCTTCTTCATCGTAGCCATGACTTCCATCATAACCTCGACTTTCATCATATCTATGACGTTCACCGTAACCTCTTTGTTCATCCCTGTCGTAGTTGTCGTAAGTCTTATATCCAATACGATTCATCATTCCTCTTCCACGTCCGCCACGACCACTTCTTCCGCGACCGCCACGAGCAAGGAAATCATTAATTCGTTCGTACATTTCGTCTCTCCGAGAACGAGCACGAACATCTTGGTCTGTCTCGTATGGTACTTCTCTCATAATAATATTACTTAGTTAATAGTTGTCTGAATGTTTCCAAATCAGACTGGTTAAACATAATTCCTTTATTAATAAAAGGAATAGAAAGAGTTATGTTACCGTTAGAGATGTTACCATTACCTAAAACTGGAATATTAAAATCAAAGTTAGCTCCGTCTATTACCTGACGGTCTTGGAAACGTTGGTTCTGTTGAGTTAAAGCCCACTGATATAAACCACCCTGCAAAGCAAGAGTATCCTCACAAGATTTACTCCATGCTTGGAAAGCAGTAGGAGCAGTACCATTTCCTGCACCAACACCAACTACGTTAATGTTAGTAGAACCGTCTCCCATAAGACCTGCACCAGTTCCGAAAACACCAGCAGAACGACGATTGCCAAATAAAGCCCAAGCTCCAAGAGCAGTACCGATAATACCAAGCGTAAGACCTGCATTAGCTTTACCGTTAACATCACGGCGACCATAACCGTCCATCCCTGCACCATTATAACCTTCGGGAACGACTTTAACTTTTTCAATTACTTACATAATAAATAAGGTTTAGATTAATAAATTAAGAATATCTTATAGCAGCTACTATACACTCATAACAAAGAATAATATAAGAAGTTCGACCATTAATCTATTTTAGCTATAAATAATAATTTTATTAAAAGTTAGGTATTGTATGAACAAAATAAAAGCCCTACTTGTTATAAGCAGGGCTTAGAATTAAAAGTGATGTCACTCCTCTATGGGGGAATCTTCTATTACCTCATCTTCTTTAGGATTCCATTCAGGACTTGACAATAAAGTAGCAAGTGCTTTATTAGAATAAGTTTCATAAGGATATTCAATACTAATAATTTCCAATCCTTCTTCATCAGTAGTAACTGTTCTAGTTACTTTTTCAGGAAACACTTCTTTATAATGTTGGCACTTCATCAATACTTTGTCTTTACTAACATTACTACGAGGAACTAAATTAAGTTCATCAATCTTTGCTGACTTCTCTTCATCTATATCAGCAACAGGAAATACAATGTAATCAATCATAATCTTTAAATATTAAATATTAAACTTAATGTATACATAACTACTGCAATTATAGCAAGTATTATATAAACTATCTTGAGTAGTTTATAAGGCATTATTTTCATTTATTCATTCTTGTATAAATATTGGGTTATTTAAATCAATTATCTCGTCTTTCTTCATTCTGTATTGCCTTCTATTCCTACGTACTCATTCAGCTCTTTAATCTTGTTATCTGTTGATATTTCATCGAAGAGCATGAAGTCGTAGAGAGCTAAACTACCATAGTTAGAATTCATATGCGACTTGCCAATAATAGGATTGGTCTTACCTGCTGCGTAAGAAGTATCTAATATTTCTACAATATTATGAGTAACGTTTCTTAATTGACTAGCAATAATATATTCGTTTCTAATACCATCAATATATGTAGTACCAGCAGCATTTCTTCCTCTATAAGCAGGAACTGTAATAGAATCACTTGGGTTATTATAATCAGAACAATATATTGCAAAACCTCCACTACCTCTTTGGTCATATATAATACTATTAATGGTATTCCAATTCACCTTCATCAACACCTGCTTACCACCTCTAGACAAAGTAGGAATAGTAACAAAGTCGTCTACACCATCAAGACAGTATGCTCCTTCGTATTCACCCACTTGTTCTATATAAATAGGTTCAGTTAAACGTACGGCAATAGATTCATTTGGATTATTAGGAATAGCATAAAAGAATACACGATTAGCATCACCAACGCCTTTTATATCTATGTTATAATTTCCGTCTTGTGTAATATCAATTAATTCATTATCAGTAGTTGAGTTAGTAAATATTCTTAGTCGTGAAATCTTGTTTTCAGATATGGCTTTAGTTACACCTGTAACTTTTATCTCTCCTTTATAAACTCCACTAGTGATATTAGAAAATCCTGTTGAGTTTTTAACTGCAAAATATTCTATTAGCTCTCCACTTACAACTTTTGCTAGAACACTATCACACCAGAAACTAGAGTTATTATAATCATAAGGATAACCATTGGCTCCACTTCCTTCTGCATAAGCAGAATTGTTTATCTTACCATGATTACCGTGACTGCTAATATCGGGGATATAACCTAAAATCTTATATGAACTATTGGGTATTCTTAATAATCTAGGAGATAAGATTACTTTTGGTTCATTGTTGTCAATTAGATATTTAAATGGCATATTCCAACTAAAGACCATCTCTTTGGCAACAACTCCCGGTGTAGTATTCCAATAAATAGGTTCTCCATTATATAATACATCACCTTGCCATTCGTACATATCAGGTAGCAAGTTAATTACATTACCTTTAAACTTAGTACCTATTTTGAGTTTACTTCCCCAACTATATACCTCTTCTGTATCATAATCAATAAGAGTAAATAAAGATGGATAAGGTTGTACAATGTCCTCGTATCTGATGTACTCGTCAATAGTGATGTTTATCTTTTGAGGGGATTTAGAAGTTATATAACTATATATATTATATCCCGGATTTGACGGTCTTTTCTCAACAATTATACCTGATAATTGAGGGCTTACAACTTCTTTAAGTTCACTAGCATCATTATCAAAAGTAATTTGAAAAGCTAATTTTGCTCCGATAACAATGTAATCACCTACCTTTATTGACTTCCAAGTATTAGTACTATCTATTTGATAATATGTTATCTTATAATTAGCATTAGCTTTTATAATAGGTCTAAATTCAACCATATTAGGATACAGCGTACCCAGCTTATGCTTCTTCAACTGACGCTCTATCAGGAACTCGGACATACTATAAGGGAAGGTCATGAGAGAGTAGATAGCACCGTTGAAGAAGCGAAAATCGTTATCTCTAACTGCTCCTAACCATAAGGAATCACCATCTACGCCTGAACCGATAGTCATATCAACCCCCTGCATCTTATACTTGGATTGATAATAAATCTGCCTTGTTAAGTCACCAAAGTTACCAATATTATCCGTTCCAAAAGAATATGAATGCATTTTATTTCCATCACTAGAGATAAGGTTCATTAAGAAAGCACCTTGTCCTGCTGCGTAAGCCTTAGACAAGAAACTCGGAGTTCCACTGTTTTCAATATATCCTATTTTCAATCTCTCATAATCAGCAACAACAGTATAATCCTTGTAAATCGGCATCCCTGTCACCTTACCGAAGTCATTTACTCCGTCAAGGCAGAGAGCTCCTGCATTAGAGGGAATCTGGGTGATGGTTAATCCTATAAATGATTGACTGTCTAATGGAGGTGTTTTAGAAATTAACTGAAATCCGACTAAATAATTGAGATTATTTAAAATACTATTGGGTAGAGAATACTCACCATCTTCATATATATCCATAGATGATATTTTTGTCGCATCTTCTGACTCAAAATAACGATATTGGAGGTAGCCGCTTTCTGGTATACCTTTTATAAGAACCTTAAAACTATTTATAGTAGACTCTCCTGACTTTTTATTAATAACCCAGTTATGTTTAAATCCATCTATTAATTCTACCTTAGAAGAAGTTCTTAACACACCGGATACAACATACCATGTAGTAAAATCCTCAACATACTTTCCAATACCTGAATCCCCTTTCCAAGCAATATTGTTCAACTGAATATCCCTACCGTTGCCGGAATAGTCTATCAGCTTGTCGCCAAACTCTGCGTGGTTCTCGTTTGTGATTCCCTGTTTGATAGTATTACACAGTATATCAGGGTTAAGAGTTCTATCAAGATTATATTTAGCAATAATAAGATTGATTTCATCTTCGGTAGCTTTACCTAATACTGCAAAAGTCCAATAGTGAGCAACAGAGGATAATTCAGTAAAACCATTTTCAACAGCATAACCTTGTACATAAAACTTGGAATTATTAATTGAATTAATATTTATAGAAGAACTAGAATGTGAAGTATAATCATTTTTGTCTCCTAATATATTATTTATTACATTAATGGTATCGCTTTGAATATTTTCTTTATACCATCCGTATATTCCGGTTTTTTCTATATTACTAACCATATTTCTACCTATAACTTTATTATCAGGTCTAATATTATTTGTAGTAATAAAATTATTAGTATTAGTATTAATTTGATGAATCATACTAACAATAGTAATTCCTTTATCACCAATATTCCATTCTTCTAATGTTTTAATAGACGCGATAATATCATTAATACCATCTGTTACTAAAGCTCCTTCAAATGCAGGTAATATTTCAACAGTTATTATATCGCTACCATTATTAGCAAAACCACAATCAGTGCCATCTGAACTATTCTGTACATTATAACAAATAGGTAATTCGTAATTACCATCTTTAGCCATATTTATGGAATGTTGAACACCATTATTATCTCTATAATAATAACGAAAATGATAAGTGTTACTTAATCCACTAACTTTTATCTTAAAAGAAGGAACATCTTTAGTTAATGATGGATATGGAATTAATAATTGTCCGCCAGCATTAAAAACAGCATTAGTATCAGTTTTAATTACTACATTCTCATGATATGTATATTCTTGAAAGTCATTACTGTATCCACCAAATCCACTATTTAACCTATAAGCACTATTTAGAATCTTTAAATCTCCACCTGCATTAGGAATCTTATTCTTAATAATATTCCTATCGGCATCAGTATTCTTCTTACCATAGTTATCCCAAACACCAATCATTCGAGCTTTAAGCTCTGGTGGAAGATACGGTCTATCTCCACCAAGAGCATTATTTTTAAAAGGAATACCGATACCTATACCTACACCAGTATTAGTACCCATATTGTAATGTATCAGCTTCAGCGTTATTAACTTGTTTAACTAACTCAACATTCCAACCGGAATATAGAACAGTAGTAATAGGTTCGTCCATACCAGCAAGAACTACTTCAACTGTTATAGGGTCTTCGGTAACATTCTTTAATAAGAACGGTTCTTTACCACCCATTCCATTAGGAATAGAAAACTCTGCAATAGCTTCAACTTTACCCATTATAGAAATCTGTAAACTATTAGCTGCATTAGCTCTGTTATAAATACGATTATCCATGATAATTACTTTTAAATGATTATTAATTGGTCTTTGTAACATTCCCCCGTAAAGAGATGTGATTACTGTTAATACTCACTCCTTTATGGGGGACGCTACAAGAAACTAAATTTTGTTTAATTATACAATACTATTATCAACTTTTTGTTATACCATACCTGTATTCCATCCACTAGGAACATTATTACCATTAGTAAGATTAGCCTTACGCATAGCATAGAATACGTTCGCTCTATTAACAGAGGATAGACTATTTAGCCAATTCCAAAATTCAGGAACACTACCAGTAGTAGAAGTCGCATTATAGAACACACCAGTAACATTAGTAAGTTGTTTATGTTTATTAGCATTAAACAATGTAGAACTAATCTTCTTAGGACTTCTACCTGACCAGTCTCCTCGGCTTTGTCCACTAGCAAAAGCATAACTAATATTCCTTAGATTAACATTCTTAGCGAATATATTATCGTCTACTTGTTGTGCTTGACTAGCAGTTGATTCAAATTGTGCGGCTAAGAACAAACAAGATATATCCTGTAAGTTAATACAATCAATTACAAATTCAACAGGCACAATAACATTAGCTGGAATTACACAGAAATAGAACATATAAGATATATTAGTTAATTTAGTTAATCCTGCGAACATTTCCTTAGAGAACATTTCACCAATATCTCCTGTGGAATTATTCCATTTATATGGAAGAATTAAAGGACAACGATGGAATGTCATTGATAAATCAGTAACATTACTAACTGGTTTAAATAAGTTAGTTGGAATACGACCACGAATACCATAGTTAAAGTAATCATATGTTGAGTCTCCATTAGGTCTACCACTACCACTAAACACACCGTTAATAACCATATTAGTTCCATTAGTACAATAATAGAATAAGTCAGGTGAACATAAATAATTCAATACTTTTCTATTAGCATGAACAGAACTAGGTGGAGCGATTGAAGAAGCAGCATCTTTAAATACATCGGGTATAACAGGAGAACAATTTATTGTTCCATTTGAAACATCTGTATAAAGACTACTGTTTAATATAATATCTTTAAGTCCACTAAGTCCATCATAAGCATATTCATTCCAAGCATATTCATATTTATCATAGTCTTTATTTATGATTACTCTGTGAATATCTCTATTATAGTTAATCATTGTCTGCTCTTCATCAAGATATTCTCTAGGGTCATAATTAGGATTAAGAATATACTTAACTGGATTATATTTTTCATTAGGTACTATAATATCTCCATAATTGCTTGACGTAAGATTACCATAATTCATAGTATAAGCCTGTGCTTCTGTACTTTGGAATCTTTCTAAGCAATAAGACATATCAACTATTGTCTTTCTAGGAAGAGTTCGTTGTTTACTATAAATAATCTCTACTGGCATTTCAGCACTTTCAATCCAATTACCGTCACTATCTATACCATAGTTCTCTGTAATATTCTGACTAGCTGCATCTACTTCATTCCAACCTTTATAGCTAACATTAGAAGTTTGTTCCATATAGAATAGTCCATAAGGAATAAAACCTTTCTTAACGAAGCTAGTTTCTATTTCAGAGAAACATCTATGAACATTAATTAGTTTACAATTAGAGAAGCCCTTACCAGTAAGCGAGTACTTACAATTCTTCATATCATAATATAGATATGATATATTAGTAAGATTGTAATTAGTCTTAAATGAATTAAGAGGAAGCTCAACTACTGTATTAGCAGGAAGAACTAAACCGGAGAAGAATCCCGGTATTTCAACAATTGCACTACAACCAGTAAATACATCATAAGGAAATACTTCATCACCTTCTTTAAGAAACTGTTTAGTAAAACCTTGGAAACTACCTAATGTAGATTGATTAATAGCTTGCTGTCCTGTTATATACTTCAATGAGTTTCTTAATCTACTGAACATTGAGTTGTGGATTGGGAAAATAACATTAGAACCTGAACCTAAACTAAATGAATCATAGATACCATCCAAAGCTGTCGGAAATCTTACTTGTGTCTTATTCTTAACAGTACCACCAAATATATTATATAAAGAACCAGTAGAATTAACAAGTCCTTTAAATGAACTTTGAATATATTTAAGTTTAGTATTCCTATAGAATAAAGGACAATACTTTACTCCATCTTCTACATCTTTATCTGTTATTTGATTAAAGTATATATTAGAATTATTAAACATAGTATTTAAATATTCTAAATCAGGAAGATTAGCAAGAAGTGGTCCACAATCAGCACTAACAAGATGCTCATCAATAGTACTATCACTAGGACAATTATTAATATTATCTACAAACTTAATAGTTCCAGTACTAAAAATACTTAGTCTTTTAAGTTTAGAAGGAACATTTCCTTTAAACTTAGCTAAGAAAGCAGGACTTGTATATCTAGTACCACCAAAATAAAATATAGTATCCATAGCTTGTAAATTAACAAGAGGACTAAATAATCCATTATGTTCAGTAGAACCATAATCATAAGTACTAGTTAATATTTTAAAGTCTTGTACCTGTAATCCCCAAAATAGTGAATTCATTGTAACTACTTTAGTACAATGATTAAACATGTCTCTATTAGGACTATCTAATAAATCCCATTTAACATTCTTAGCACTAGCAAAACAACTATCAAGAGTAGTAACATTATCACATTTATACAAGAAGTAATAAACATCATATATACTACAATTGGTAGCAGTAAACATACTAGTACAATTAGTAGTACCAATAGTAAAGTTAGTTCCTAAATCAGTATTATTATCCCAAGCAGTTTTTCCTTCTGTTGTACTAGTATCTGAACCAAACCATTCTCCATTATAATTAGGAGTAATACCTTCTACTTTTTCTTTAGGTTCGTGAATATAGAAGCTACCACATTGAGCAAATATAGAAGTACCATTAAGTTTAATATGTCCGAACACTCTTTTAAGATTAGAACAACCAACAAAGAAACTACCACCTACATTGAAAGGAGTATTTCTATTATTATCAAACTTAAAGTAATGCACACCTTTAGCATTTCGAACTGATAGACTAGTAAGATTAAGTTTACTAATATCGAATATCTTATTTTCTTTATAAGTAGGAATAGTAGCATTACCATATTGGATTGCTGATACCTGACTATTAGAAATATTAAGTATTCTAAGATTAGGTAAACTTGAAGCTACTTGAATATCATTAGGTGTATTAGTACTAGATACATTTAATTCTTTAATATTAGAAACACCTACTATATAAACAGTTAATGATTTATTAGTACATTGAGATACATTAATGATTTCAACATTATTACAATTGGATACATTAAATGTAGTTAAGTTAACGTTGTTAGTACAAATTATAGACTTTAAGTTAGGACACGAAGTAATTCTTATAGTATGTAAGTCTCCTAGATTACTAAGGTTTAATTCAGTAATCTTATCACAAGAATCAATAGTAACAGTTTTTAACCGTTTACAACCAGAGAAATCTAATCTATCCAAGAAAGGTTGATTAACTAAACTAATACCTTCAACAGCTGAATTAGTAATATTCAGTAATGCAAGAGAAGCATTAGGTAAAGATATAGAAGTTACAATAGAACTAGATATATTCAAATCTTTCAACTTGGTATACTTTTCTATATTAACCGTAAACGTACCTTGTCCAATGTTACCGCTCCAAAACTTAGTATTACTTAAATCAATATGTCTTACGTCAGAATAGCCTTCATCATTAACAAATACTGTTTCAAATGGAATAGGAGAATCACTAAGAGTATCAACAGAAGACAAGTCTAACTTAGAGAAACTAGGAAGTTTCATAGTAGACATAAATCGTTGGAATCTTATTCCGCCCAATCCTTCAATATCATTAATTTGAGGAGTATTATTAATAGTAATTTGTGTATTGAAAGAACTGATAGGAGATAATCTAATTTCAGTAGGTTTACCTTCTTCTAAGAAATATCTAGTATCAGTAGTATTACCAATATTAACCACAAATATTGCAGGACAATTAGACGTAATAATGAGTTTAGGATTAGTAGCTTCTGCACCACCTGCGGAAAATGTACCCTTATTATTATAAGGTTGAATATTAGCAGCATTGCTATACTTAAATACTCCGTCAAAGAACCAAACTCTCTTCTTCATCCAATCTCGAACATACTCAACACGAGTACCATGTAGAAATTCAATATTAGCATAAGAAGGTTGTCCACCTGATCCACCAACATAAGCAGTAAGATACTTAACATTATAATCATAATTAAACAGAAGCTCTCCACAATCTTTAGTTTGAGCTGCAAAGTAATTATCTATATAATCATTAATATCTTTACAAATAGTAGCATTGTTTCTCCATAAGTCCCAAAGAGTTTCAAGAGAACTATCGAATACTCCAGTATTAGCAAAGATAGTATCTCTTAATACATCCCACATACGAGAACTATAAGTATCATATCCACCGTCGGCAGCGTTTTTAGTAATAACTAATGAGTTAACATTATTATTATCATTATTACTAAATGTATCTAACCAAGCAGTTTTAGCAACAGATTCAAGAGCTACATTATCAAGACCATTACCAGTATCCATATCATAGAATCTGATAAACCACTTATTAGCCCCACCAACATCATAACAGACTAAAGTTAAGTTCTTACCTAATGAATCAACAAGCCCATACTTTACACACGTTAATAAGTAAGAGTAAGCATTCTTAATTGAGAACTTAGTATCAAGTTCAGCAGCAAGCGTAGACCAACTAGACTGTGCAGGATATTCACCAGCAGTTTCTTCATAACCACCGGAAGTCTCGTTCCAAATGTATTTCTTAACTGTCGATGAAGTCATTTGAGCAAAGATAGAGAATAACTCTTGTAATGCTCTCCAAATATTATCATCAGTAACAGCTGCACTAGGTTCTAACCAATTGCCACCATTATACTTAAATTCACCTACATGTTTGATAATAGATAAATCGTCTTGCATAAACAATGCTAATGGTAATATCTTTTCTCCATCTACAATAACATTTGCATTTTCCCCAAACTCATAAGAATAAACTTTTCTTTGGTCTATGTTTCCGAATAGTTCATCTTGAGCATAAGTATGATAAGAAGTAACAAAAGCAGGAAGTTTATTATCAACATATTCACCTGCTGTATTCTTTATCTTAGTAGTAAAGTCTTTCATAAATCGGAATCCCATATTATAATAAGCTCCACGACCTAAATTAAAACTATATATACCAAGCATAGTTTGAGTTTCTTCCCCATCAAACTGAATAAGAAGAATAATAGGAAAACCTTCAAGCGTTTGTTTGATAGTAACTTTATCTTTTACAGTTCTATCACGAGTATCTACTGGACGATGAGATTCAAGTTGTTCCATAGGCGGAGTTTTCTCGAATAAGAAATCCGAGTTATCATTAATCCATTTACCAATAGAAGCATTATTTGCATGAGCACTGTCAACAACGTCAGCTTTAAGTGTAAACTGTCTTTCAGGAAACCATGTCTCTCTAGGTTGGAATAGCTCATAATCAAGATTACCGCCATCATCATCTTTAAGCATCTTATCGAATCTTATCTCTAAGTTCTTAATAAGATTGTTCAAAGTAGAAGTACCTTGCTTAGAAACAGAAACATCAGTAGTATATTCAGAGCTAGACTTTCCCGAAGTTGGACTAAAGTAACTCATAGTACAACCACTATACCAATTATTATTCTGACCTCCAATCTCTTCAAATATAGCACGAGTAAAACCAGTATTAGCGCAATTAATCAACATTATATCAACTGGTAATACTCTAGTAGTATCAGAGATAAGACTGTTGAAATTGACACTAGCATACGTTTGGTTAATATCGTCCCATAGAGTAGAATGAGGTTCTGAATCAGAAGTAGAGAAGAAGTTCTTTAACTTCATTCTATTGTATTCAGTAAAGTCTACACTACCATCAGATAAAAGAGTTGCTCTAGCTTTAGAGTTCATTGCATTAATAACAATTTCTTTATCATTAGCAGGAACACGGAACAACTTAATATCATAGAAGTTAGCATCAGCAAAGTTTTGAATCTGTCCTGAATTACTAATATCGCAACCAAGATATATCTTAGAATTAGTCTTCCAAGTAAAGTCAGTCTTTATTTCACGAGCAGCATTAAGTATACCATTGATAAAGATACCGACAATCATCTTTCCTTGATTTTTATTAACTATAAAATCAACAGTATTAATAACATTCTGTTGTATCTTACAACTAATAGTTTCTTTAATATTACCATCTGTATAAGACCAAATAATATCTTCAAGACCTACTTTAATACCTTCGGAGAATTGTTCGTCAGTATTGTAATCCCCTATAAAGAAGATTGTTCTATTTGAGAACGGATGAATATCTGACTTGAATGTACATGATAATCCAAATCCTTGTCTCGACCAGTTATTAAGAGTTGTTATATCATCTTTAAATGGTTGTACATCAATAACACCATAGGCTTCTCCTGATATACGTAACATAGATTGTCCATTCTCTGTTAAGAAGCCTGATAGTACTCCGTTTGTATTATATACATTAAGATTGGTTACAGCACCACTAGGAGTAATAGAACCAGGCGCAGTAAATGTTGGTTCATTACTAGTCCAAACTTTAGTAGTAGATACTTGAGGGAAACTTTCTTGACGAACGTGCCAACTAGCATATCTACTATTATTAGGATTTTGGTCTGCAATAAGAGCTTGGGAACTAGATACTACTTCACAAGCAAGAACTGTATCAGTTACAGAGTCTCCTTTTTCAGACCAACAACGAAGTGTAATATTCCAATTACCAATAACATCTCCTTCTATTGGAATAGCGTAACTAAACACTTGTTGTTTACCGCGCTGAACATATTGATTATCATTATAGTTTCCTTCATCGAAGTAACCTATATCTTTAGTAATACCATTATGTTCGATTCTAATTGCATAATAAATAAGACTAACTCCTGCAAGATATGGAGTAAATGCAAAAGAAATATTACTGCTTTGAGAGAACTTAGTTCTTTCAACTCCTGCATCTACTTCTGCTTTACTAGTAATACCTTCTACTAGAACAACAAGATTAGCACCATCTTCCACAACTACACGATTCGTTACTTTATCAGATTGAACAATAGCTTCATTCATTGAAGTAAATGCTTGTGCTTGTATAGTATAAGAACTACCTGCTATAATATTACCTAGTTCCCATAAGTTAACATTAACTTGTTTAGGAGCAGTAGAGGTTGTCTTACCTAATTCAATAGTTTTAGTAGCACCATTAGTCACATTTGTGACAACAAGGTTAACATTTGAACCAATAATCTTACTAGTAATACTATAAGTAAAGAAGTAGTCAAGACCAACAGTAGCAGTATTACCTGATATAGTACTAGTAAGTTTAATATTAGCTTCTACTATATTAAGCAAATAAGATTCAGCAGAGAATCCGTCTGTATCACTAGCTGTGATTACAACAGAGTGATTACTGTTAGCAGAGAATCTATCTAACTGCGGAATATTAAGAGTTCCAGGAGTATTAGTCCATGCTTCTTTACCTTCGATAATATTATTACCATCAAGAGTAACAGTAATAAAATATCTCTTATTATTCTTACTAGAAGTAATAAGATACTCTAACTTAATATTAGTAGTAACAGTAGAATAAAGATAATTAATATTACCTTCTTTTACTATATTACCATTAGTAAGAGTAACCTTATCACCAGTAGTTCCACCACCGCCACCGCTTCCGCCACCACCGTGTTCGGCAAGCCAAGCAATATATCCGCCTTGCTTCTTTAGTTCTTGTTCATGACGAACAAGAACGTCATTAAGACTTTCGCCAGTTACTCCTTCTTCTGCTACTTCAGGGTCGATAAGACGAGGGTCTTCAACAATAATACCGGTAGCTTTTCCAGAAGAACTTATATCCCAATTACCAGTTTTAGGATTATACCTTTTAATATTATCTGCCATAATTAATCAATATTATAAGTTGGAAATTTCACATTAATTATATCATTACCATTATTAGTTTCTCCATTACCACCAACAACTCCATAAGTTGGATTCAACCCTTGAAGATTAACATTGTACTTACCGGAGTTATTAAATATATTAGATAACTTCTTAACAGTAACTTGTAAATTAGGGTAATAATGTAAATCATCTACTTTACCTGGCTTTAAGAAATACTTAATATAGAAAGGATAACGTTGACCTGCATTAACTTTAGCCGTAACATCGTCTCTACTATTAATAGTAATACTAGCAGGAAAGAAATACCTTAACCACGGAATATTAGGACTAGGAAGTTCTTTATTACTAGTATGTTTATATCCACTAGCCTGACACATAAGATATACAGGAGCAGTTATTTCTTCTACTAATTGAAATGTACACAAGTGTTTCAACATATCAAAGCTAGTATTATTTTCCCAAGATTTAGGGAAAGATTGCCCTTTTAACGCACCTTCGGCAGTTTCCGTATATAATTCATCAGAATTAAAATCCTTCTTTAAAACGTCCGCAGTAACCTGTATGATAGGCTTCATAGAGCTATTTTCGTTCTCTAAAATCGGATAACTGCAACTGTAAGTATGTTTGTGTCCGCCAAGACATAAACGGTAATTGTGGGTCTGTAAGAACTTTGAGAACCAATAAGCGTTAGCTTTAGTGGTATTGAAATTCAATCTACTACCACTTCTCTCAACACTAGTGTTTTCTTCATTATTCCAATAAAATGAATTAATAAGATTTTGAGTAATAATAGTAAAAGGCATTTCATGACAATAAGCTATCTTAGCTTTAGCATTAATAGCTTTTGCATCATCTCTTTCACACCATTGTCTTATTAAGTCATACATTACTCCGGTAGTAGAAAGTCCATAAACACTTCGTTCAGTATTAGAACTTATCTCACTATTAACACATAAGAAATGGGTATGACCAACATCGAATGAATATAATGATTCAACGAATATTTCTTTTCCTTCAACAGTAAATACAGGAGGATTATCTTCATCCATTTCATAACAATAGAAGAAACGAATGTTAGTAGCATTGATTTTAGAATCATCTCCACCGTCACCAAGAACATAGACATTAGCAGGAGTAAGGTCATTGTTACCAACAGTAACCATTTCTGCAATATCATATAAAGATGCTCTACCAGCTTCATAATCTAACCATTCATTAATACGATTACCATTCTGTGTCATATCGCCAGTATTAATCATAAAGTAGCACACAGATATGTTACTATTTTCATATCTATTAAAGTCCTTCTTTATTTGTCCGGCAGTTATTCTCCATACATTATATTCATCCCAATTAAAGCCTTGTTGGTCGGAAGTCTGAACAAAGTTAAGAACTTCGCTCCCTGCATTTTCGCTCATAACTACAAATCTACGAATATCGCTCTTATAAGTTTCATCTCTACCTACATAATATTCGTAATAAATATTCTTATCCCTTGTATGAGTATCATATTGTTCTCCTAAATGAGTAAGTATTACTTTATGAGTAGTAAAAGGAGTACCATCAGTAGTTATTGCACGAATACGATTATAATATTTACGAACACCAGTCTCATTTTTAAATGATTCTACTTTAGTCCAATTAGTATAACTACCGTCGCTTCTATATGCACGATACCATAAATACTCATCATAGTAACCTACTGACACCCAATTGAAACACCTACTAGCATCATCATTAGGTTCATTAGATTCATTAAAAGTATAACAAGCCTTTCTACCTAAAGTCATAGTAACCTTATTAGGTTTAGTATGGTCTAGTAAAGTCTTATTAAAGAATATATTCTTGTTCTCAAAGCTAGCACGTGGAGTATAAGAATCTACTCTAGGTATTATGTTTGCTTCGAGATTAACAAAGTACATATCATTAGCGTTATTTCTAGCACTAAAAGCTTTAGTAGCTTGCTTAACATTGTCCATAGTATAGTACTTAGTAAATAAGTACTTACTATCAAGATAACCATAAGCAGTATTTTCAGCAGCATCAACTTTATCAGCATCACCAGCATTTAAGATTTGAAGTCCAACTAAATCAATATAACCTTTAGATACCCTTATAGGGGAAGTCGTGTTATTATAAGGATTCGCAACAGAACTAGGTGACGTTCCCCAAGTCAAGAAAAACTTAGCTTTCTTATTATCAAACTTAATAAGATTACCATCACTAGCATACCACTCCATATCATAAGTCTCAACTTTAATACGAGTAGTATTAGTATTCATTACTGAACATTGAGCACCTCTAATTAAGAATGTCGAACCTGCTTTGATATTCCCCCATAAAGGGAGTACTTCCCAATTTCCACCTTCTGTACCATACTGTAATGATAGTCCATTAAGAGACACATCTTTACCTGTAAGATTACTAAGTTCAACGAAGTTATGAGAGCATGGATTATAACTATATTCATCACTAGTAATACCACCACAATACAAAGAGTTAATATATAACTTTTGTAGATATAGAGTAGTTACATATATCCAACCAGTTCCGGGTTCTTCTTGTCCACCAGTAGGTTCTGCTTGTGGTGTATCTAACTCTTTCTTATATACTACTAGCTGTCCGTTATTATTAACCTTAACACGATATACTTGTCCATTAGGAGCAACGAAGCCAATAGTATCTAATTTATCTAATGCTTCATAATCAATACTGCCGCCACCACCTGAACTAGTACCAGTAAGATTAACAGGTTCTCCATTAATCTTAGTATATAAACGTTTTACATCAGTAGCAATTAGAAGTTCGTAATCTACAAAATTATTAAAGTTATCTTGGATTTCTTTAAGAGTACCATAATGCCCACGAACCGCTTTAGTATTTGGTTCATATTCATCTGTTTCAGGTTCAAGACTTTCACCAACAGCAGCAACTCTAATTGCTAATTGTCCAGTATTAGGGTCAATAGGAGTATATTCTTTTAATATAGACTTAGTAAAAGTATTACTAACATGACCGGGATTTATAATTAAATCTCTCTGATGGACAATAGTATCAAGATACTTTTGTATCACTTGAATAGATTGAATTATAGGAGCTAGCTTTTCATCTTCTTCAAGAGCTGCTCCTAATCCAGAAGTATCTACCCAAAGAGCATTTGTATTAGCAGGAGGATTGTCTTGTATATAAACAGTTTGAACTGGTTCATTTCCACTACCTTGTTGCTTAACTACAAGATTCTTGTTTTCAATACCTCCATTAAACCAATACTCATTAATAATATTATTTTGTTTAATACCTACTGTAAGACCTACTGAACGTAATTCAGGAGGCAATTCTTTCAGAGCTTCTGCAATACTATTATAAGGTCCATACTTAGCATCAACATCAGGTAGAGGATTATAATTATCATCTACACTATTGTTAACAAGAAGCTGACCTATACTTATTCCTTTTCTCATATTATTTATTTCTACAAGTTATACGAATATCATCATCGAATATAGAAGGAGAATATAAGAAGAATACATTATAATGAATACCATCATAAATTCCACCTGGATTATTTGTCTTATAAGCACCTTCTTCTCCGTCCCAAAGAGTAGTAACAAGAGTAGTACCATATTCAGCTTTAACAAGAGTCATTAACTCATCAGGTATCAATAAATAATGGATTTTCTTTTTCTGTTTAATAATAAAAGTATTATTATTACTTCCCGTAATAGTTCTAGGAGTGTTACCTTCAATAGCCATGATATCATTAATAGACATTTTATCAAATACTTGCGGAGCAATATCCGTATGTCCATAATACATTACGTTCATAGCAGGAACAGAAACACATTCTACAATATAATCATTAGAGTAATAAGTCTCTCCATCTTGTCCTTCTACACTAGCTCTGAATATATAAACTTGTCCTACTTCTGCATTAAGAACTAATTCATTGAACTTAACAGGACTATTAACAGATAAACCTGAAGCTATTATATTTTCTCTTTCATTAATTACTTGATAAATAGTAAGAGTATCTTCAACTACATATTCTCTATTAGCTATGACAAAATTAGCTTCATTATATTTTATCTTTTGAGAACCAGTTATAGTAATAGGTATATTTAGTTCAAATATCATAAATACTGGTTTCTCATCAGTAGTATATTCATCACAACCGAATTGTAGAGAACTATTAATGTAATTAATAAGTAAATCTGCTTGCTTCCAATACCCTAGAGTATAAGCTGCACAAGCAGATTGAAACATATTCCAACAGTTAATTACTTGACGATTGATACCTTTACAAGTAGAAGTACAATCTTTAATCATATCTACTCCTAAGTCACTTAACTTAATAAGTAGTTTTTTATAAACACAATTATACTTACTTGGAACATCAAGATAAGTATACATTCCATCTTCGTTCTTTCTCATTGCATTACTATTAATTCGTTATACATTGCAATTAGATTTTGCTGTTGTTCTTCACTAAGTTTAGATTCTACATTAGACATATTACTAAGAATAACCATAGCATTATATCTACATATATCTTCATTAGTAAGAATGAATCCAATGTTGGAGAGGTGTACAACTTGTACACCTCTATCAACCAATTTGCTTTTTACATTATCGAAGTTTATGTCCATTACTTTAATGTATTATTTGTTATATAAGTTATGTAAGACTGAAACTTCAAGTTTATTTCATTATTAAAACTAGATATTTTATCTTCTTTACTAAGATTATCATTAAACACTATCTCTATTATAGACTTCTCTACTGATGGCATCCAATCCTTTTTCATATTATCACTAGCCTTTACTCCATTAATCTTATATAAAGCTAAGCTAGAGAATACACTGTAAAACTCTGCATTAACTATATTATGGATATTAGCAAGTATATTATCTTTATTAGTATGGATATGGTTATTAATAACAGTATTAGTAACGAACATTGTCAATCTCATTGCCGAAGCGAGCATAGAATCTTCTATTGCAGTCTTACATTTGTCCTTATCTTTATCTATGATATTCTTTGTAATATCAGTAATAAACGTTGAGACTTGTAGTAATGACTTAGATACTTCATCAAGAGTATTGCTAATAGAACTAACAAACTTTTCGCTTTCAGTCTTTTTCTTATTGTCCAACCACTTATATAGTAGTAGGAAAATAGAAATAGTTATCAAGGAACTCAAGCCTTGATTAAGAGCAGATTCGATAATTTCCTTCATCCATATTTATGATTAAAGGGATTACTACTAATTTTAACATTAATAGCAACCCCTTTATTAAACTATTACGAGTTATATTTACAATATCTTCTTTAAGCTCCTGCTGCTGCTGCCGGAGTATTAACAGATGCAAATATTGTTTCAAGAGTAGCTATTTGAGCAGCTCCTGTCGGAATAGCAAGATGAATAATAGTTTTAACATTTTCGGTACTACCACTACGAAGGTCACGATGAGGATAGAAAGTTAGCGTAAATACTGTCCAACCACCTGCATTAGAGAACTCCGGCAAAGTATATAACTTACGAGCATCATTGCTAGTAGAATTAATACCTTCACCACCAATACAACGAATCTGTAATTCTTTAAGAGCAGCGTCATCATTAATTGGTTTCATAGCTTTTGTAGTAGTTACTTTTGCTCCAAATAATGAATCTCCTGCAATCAGATTCCATGCTTCATAATCAGTACCAGTTACGGTAATTTTAGCAGCAGCAACACTAGCAGTAAATCCTTCATTCTTACCAAGAGAATTAAGTTGAGTACTTAACTTCTTAGCAATAATAGCAGCAGTATCACCTTCACGAGCACGCTCACTAGCCGACCACTTATAACGTTCATTAAGAACAGTATGAGCTTTAGCCATAGTTAACGTATAATCCTTTCCTTTTACGGGGGTAGGAACAGTAATTTCCGCACTAAATTTAGTTCCGGCAGCATAGACACTCTTAACATAAGAGAAACGTCTAGTATCAATATCAGATACAATATTGGTATACTTGCTCTTATTAGCAAATGCTCCACCACCAACAAACAAGGTAAACATCGGAATGTTCTTAGTAAGAGCTTTCGAGATGATTGCACCTTCGTTGTCGTAAAGAGCAACAGCACCCTCTGTAATACCTGCTGCATTAACAGCAGCTAGAGTAGCGGGAGTAGTAGCTAATGCAACATTACCTGCAAACAACAGTCTTTCCATTTTATTCTAATTTAGATAATTCGTTTGAAACTTTCTCATAACTATTATTATTAGAGATAGCATTAAAGGTATTAACAGCTCTCTTAATAACTTCGTGCATAGCAACATCTGATAGTTCATTCGTAGTATTAGTCGCAATACTAATTAGAGTAGGATACTTAATATAATTAACTAATAACTTATCTATTTCAAATGTTGCAATTATTTCAATATTAGATTCAGTCTTATAACATATAGGACTTATAACAATAGACTTTGAATGATAATCGTTCATCGTCTCACTCACTAAGTCTAAGTCTATCAATCTACAACGATAAGACTTATCCCCCTTAAAGGAGTAGACAGATGTATAGAACATGGGTGTTGGATAGTTGTTTAACTCTATCTTATAACCAGTACCAAACATTATATCTCCTTGTTCAGCTTCAATCTTAATACTAGTATGAAGAGGATTAAGTTCTGTTAATCTTATAACGTTATCAGAGATACCATCGAGTTCACGATTACCTTTACGAGAGAAAACATCTTTCACATATTCGATAGTCTCTAAATTGATTATTTCGTCTACCTGTTCGGGAAGTATTGCTCGCACAGTTTTCATGCCCATTTGTTGAGCTAGAAGCATGAACTCGTTATGTATCTCTGCTACTTTCATAATAAATAGTTATTATAATTTTAGTTTAGTTTCAAGTGCTCTTTTATAATCAGCATTTTCGGAATTACTGAAATAAGCCAACGCTTCTTTCATGTTAGCTCCGATAAATCCACCTTCGGGAGTAAGAACAGTCTGATTAACATCAGAACGAACTAGCTCACCTTTGGCAATAGCTTCTTCAATGAACGCTTGAAGCTCAATTTGTGAATTGTTAAACAGTTTGTTGAATTTCTCCGGCTCTTTAATTGCAAAGTCATCAAGCATCTTTTCTTGGATAGTTCTATCAAGTAACAAGTTAGATAATACATCTTGTTTGTTACTAGCAGAATAACACACGAAAATAGCTTTGAACTTAACATCGTTATCAATAGCATCAAGATAATTACGTCTTGCTTTGTTAGCTTGAATACGATTACGTTTAAGACGATTATTTTCTCGTTGTTCATCTTTAATATAGAATTTAACACGAGGGTCGAAGCTAATAATAGCTACGTCTTTAGCGACAATAGGATAAAGTAAACAATGACGATATGCTAAGTAATCATCTACTTTAATAGGATGTCCGTATTGATAACGAGTTGCTTCAAGAGCATTAATCCTAGTTACATATTTAGCAATAGCATCTTTCAACTGTTTAGGATTAGACTTTTCAGCATTATCATATTCTTCGATAATCTCTGTTTCATCTATCTTATAGTTCAGATAATCTCTTTTCTTATTCCATTGGAAAGAACAATTAAGTTTCTTTCCTTCACCATCAACAGGAATAGATATGCTATTGAACCAACGTTGAACACGAGTAATATATTCCTGTGAATTAACAGAACAACCAACAAGAGAAGGCATATACGCTTCCATTTCTTTATAGTTGCTAGTTAAGATTCTAGCTGAATTAATACTACCACCAATGCTATCGTGACGGTCAACGATATATCTAGCATTAACTTGACGATAAACAGAATTAATAGTAATATCAGTAGCAAGAGCTATTGTAATATATCTTTCTTCTAAGAAGTCTCTATCTAAACCATCTTCTTTTTTAAGAAGTTGTTCATAGGTTTCTCTAGGAGTTTCCGGAGCTTTAGCCTGTGTAGTAGCACTAGGGCTATTAGTTGGATTATTTAGACTACTGCCGAATGTTCCGGCTTTTGGTGCTTGTCCTTCCATTATAATTTCAATTTTAATTGTTTAACTTAGAGTACGCACTCCAACATGAACATCTTCTCTTGTCTATCTACTTGCAGACCACGAGACATTTTAACTTCATATTGAGACTTATCAATATCCGTAGATATAGAATTGCTAGGAACAGAACCCCAAGACGGTGGAATAGGAGTAAGACCTTTCAATACACCAACAAGGTAAGACTGACCTTTCATACGTACCATACGAACATTACGATTTCCGTTATATACAGAGTTGTCAATGAACATCAGTTTGTGAGATGTCATAGGCAAACCAGTACGAGGATGAATAAGTCCATTAGCTTTTGCTGTTTCAGCAATAGGAGATTTATCCAAGAAAGGAAGATGAATACAAGTAACAGTATGTCCGTCAATAGTTTTATATTTACGGAAGTATTTACCATAAGTAAGACCACCACCTTCTTCACCAATCATTTTCTCTCCAAGAGGAGTAATAAATCCTTCGGACTTAACATCTTCACGGATAGCCATATCGAAATCTTCGATACCACCTTTACCTGCATACAGAGTAATCTCCATAGAACCAGTATCAGTATCCTTATCAACTACGTCACCAATAGTTCTTTTTAGCTTGCTAAGAGGCAAGTATTCACCATAAGTATCATAGTTAGACTCTTCGAGGATTTCAAACATACCAGCAGTTTCGGGAATTGGTTGGTCATTATCCCAATCCTTCATATCAATAGTACCATTAACAGTACGATTGTAACGAGATGTCCATAAGTCAATCTCATTAGAGATACGCATCTGAACATCGAACTGACGCATTTCTTCGTTAATCCAACGAGTGTCAGTACCACCACCTTTAGTCTTGAAAGCATAGCTAACAATAACATTACTAATGTTACCTGCAATTTCCTTGCTATAACGCTTGAATCCTAGCTGGGATTTCATAACACCAGGTCCCATTACATTAGTCTTGTTACCCTTAGAATAAGATTCAGGAATAGACGGAGCTAACATACACCAATACTTACCTTTTTCAAGATTAGCAGGGTCAACATAAGCACTTTTATCAGGATTCTTTAGCTGCAAAGAATACAGATGTCCACCATGACTACCAGCACCATGGTCTCGCATTACACGAACAGCAGTTTTACCATCAGGAGCAAGCAAACCATACTGTTCAATAATAAGACCAGTAGCAAACTCAACCTTAATAGGTTTACCACCAATACCCGGAGTAGTATCACTAGTATCAGCCCAAACAATGTAATCATTGAATCTCTGACGACCCATTGTCTTCCAAGTCCACTCAACAGTAGTAATATCACGAACACCAGCAGCACCTTGTCCTTCTGTAAGGAAAGTTAGCGGGAATCGGTCATCTTCCATACCATAAGTGTAAGTCAGGAAGTTGTTAATCTCTTCCGGTTTTTGAATCATTAAGGCAGCAAGAGATTGCTCATTAGAGTAACCTCTATCATCATATCTACCTCTTTCGACTTCTCTTAATCTGTACATATTTGTTTTAATTTAGTTAGTTCAAGACTAGTTGGTCATTATCAACTGTCTTAGAATTATTACCTTTACTATTGATAATAACAGTCCTTTTACCAGTAGTTTGTGCTGCGGTAGTTCTAATAGATAGAACTTTCTGCTTATTAACAGCCATACCGACAAGACTAGCATAATCGCCACCAGTAAACCTAAGAAATGCTTTAAGTAAATCATCCTGCATACGAGCATTAGAATCAACTTTAGCTTCGTCTAACATATAGGCTGTATTACCTTCATTGTCAACAGGAGTAGACACATACTTCAAGAAGTCTTTGCGACTAAGCATTACTTTCTTTCCGTCTTTGTTACACTGAATTTGTTCAGGAATACTATAACCTAATAGTTCGCCTTTACTAATAGTCTTTTCTACATTATCCCAATATGCTTTCTCTTCGGCAGCAGCAGCAGCTTCTTTAGCTTCTACTTGTGCTTTCTGTTCAGCAAGTCGAGATTCATAAATGCTATCAACAGCTTCTTTAGATTCAACAGCAGTATCATAAAGAATACCGGCGTTCTTACAATAGTCAATGAATTTATTTACATCTCCTTTTTTACCACTAAGTTTCCATTCTTCACGAATGAAAGTAGCTTGTTGTTCTTCGTTATCTTTACTAACAGTAATCTGACTTCTATCAGGAATTTCTACGAAGTCGTCAAGAGTACCGTTAAGTTTAAGATGATTAATAACTTGTTCTACTTGCGGATAAGTTTCAAACAGATTATTAAGAGCAGCAGTTTGAGCTTCTGCAATTCTATTCTGAATTACTGTATCAACATAAGCAGCAATACCTTCTGTATTATTATCGAATACAATAGGATTACCATTCTCATCTTTAAAGTCAGAACCGAAACGAGTTTGTAATTGTTCAAGAACACTTGGTTCAGAACCATTTTGAGATATAAGTTCAGCAAGTTCAGCAGCAGTACGAAATATAGTTCCATCAACAGCAAGAGCATTACCGTTAGCATCAATAGTATAATCTACACCATCAACATTTATAGTATCACCTTCTGATAATACCACTTCTTCCCCCGTAGAGGAGCTTCCTTGCTGTCCTTCTCCTTGTCCCTGTTGTCCTTCTTGGTTTTCACCACCATTATCAACAGTACTAGTATTAGCACCTTCGCCTTGTCCTTGTTGTCCTTCTTGTCCAGCACCTTGTTGTCCCTGTCCGGCAGGATTGCCGTTAGCACCAGAGCCAGTACCTTGACCTCCAGTATTAGCAGTATCGCCAGTATCAATACTACCAGTACTTAAATCTAAATTGTTATTACTACTAAAAGTTCCCATAATAAATATGTTTTGATTATTACTTTCACTCAAATGTAATCTAATAATATGAGAAAGCAAACTCTTACTAGTCTGAATACTCTTATTATTAGGTTTAGAATTGCCCGTATTTGTATTTAAGTATTACTAGAGTTAATCTTATCAGCAGAAACTTTGCGTTCGATACAGGGCAAAAAAATGAGCCATTTTAAGACCCGTCACGGCATTTTAATGTTTTCCTTTACAGTTTATCCATTCGATAGGGTAAATGCAACAGAGGCAAAGGAAACGCTATCTACGTCGATTTTATGGATACGAAAAACCCTACGGAAAGTTCCGTAGGGCACGTCTGAATCATAGAGAATGGTATATAGCTAATTATAACTTAGTATTCACTTCTTAGTAGAACTAGATTTAGACTTAGAACTATCATATCTATTCTTATTCTCTTTAGCTATCTTTAGTTCATTATCTCTATCTAACGCAGAGTTAATCATATCTAAATCCTTAGCTCGTTTCTTTTCATTTAGTTCAGCTTGTTTCAATGATAGTTCAGCAGAATTATCTTGTGGAGCAGTTTGCACAGGTTGATTAGCTAAAGCAGCCATAGCAGCTTCTGTATCCATTCCTTTAGCAAGTAAATCATAATAACCTTTGATTTCTGCTAGCCTAGCATCTTGTTCTCCCTTAGCAGCTATCTGTTCAAGAACAGCTTTATTCTTAGTTTCTTCTAATTGTTGGTCTAATTGTCTAAGCGATTCTTCATTCTTCTGACGAATCTCTTGATAACGATTAATAGCTAGTTTAAGACTGGATATATTACCGGAAGTAATAGCAGCAACAGCAGACATTAAATCTCCATTTTGACTAGCGTTGAAAGCCCACTCTTTAAGTTGTTCAAACTTCTCTGTTTCTCTATCAGAGTTTTTAGCTTTGATTACGTATTGTCCGAGAGTATGATTATTTACATTAAGAGAGACATATTGCTTTCTATCTGACTTATCATAGTAAGAAGTATCTAATCCATCTATCCAAGCTAACTTGGAATTATTTAAATCTATTAGATATTCGTCCTCACGGAACTTATCGAACATATAGTTAATAATAACTGTACCCATTGAACCACGAATAATAGCTTCTTCTGTTGTACCTTTACCAGCGCTAGTTGCTATCTGTCCATAACGCTGTGGTGTCATATCTACCATTTCACGAGCACTAGCTTTAATAGATTCAATAAGATTAGATATTTCAGTAATATAACCGGAGATATTGGCATCAAGCATTTTAATAGATTGTGCTTTAGTACTATTAATATCTTCTGCATCATCATAAGGAAATATCCCCTCTGCCGCTATATTATAAATAGCTTCTTCTGCATCTTCTCCAAATAAAGATTTAGCTGCAACAAGAATAAACATCTTGTTCTTAGCTATCATCATCTCTCTATGATAAGAGAAGATATTGATTAATATTTGAAATGGAGTAAGTATTTCTACAATAGAGAATCTTCCCATTTGAGGAAGTACTTCTTGAAGTCCACAATACTGCAATCTAACATCATCATCTAATTGGAAAGGAATAGGTTTAGCACCACCTGGATATATACCAAAGCGTTGACCTCCTATACGATAACCTTCGTAAACTTGTGGTTTATATACAGAAGTTATCTCAATATGTCCGAGTTCAGGATTAAATTCAAAATCATCAGGAACAATCATCTCATCAACTAATCCTACCTCATTAATGTACTTTAGTATCTTAACTTGTGTATAACCTCTCCAATTAACATGCCATACTTCTAAAAGTTCTCCGTTTTTTAATCTTAAATCATAACCATCAGAAGGAAATATCTCTCTATTATCATTCTCATAGCTCTTACACTTTTCAGGAAAATAATAAGTATAAGCATTAAGACTAAGTGTACGAGTAGCACCAACTGTACTAGGATTATAATACTTAGTTATAAACTCTAGTTCTTCATCTGATAGTTCATCAGAGAATTGGTCTATTACTTGATTATAACTCATCAACATTCTACGAGCTACAATATCATACTTAGATACCATTTGCTCTCCATTAGGAACAGGAAACATATCAGTAGTCGGAACCCACTCTTTAACTAGCTTTTTACCACGAACAGTATGGAAACTATAAACTTCCCCTGTAACGATATAGTTAAAGTACTCAACTGGAATTATTGTCTCGTTATTAAGAACATCATCAATAACTTCTAATAGTTGCTGAGCTTGTGCACTTATTTCATCTATATAATTATCAATAAAGTTCTTTTCAAACTCTTCTGCATCAGCTGCTAATTGTTCAGGGTCAACCTCTTGTATTGGTTGTCCTTGAGCTTCTAGTTGAACATTTTCAGCTTGTTGTTGCTGTATTCTCCTTTGAAGTTCTTGTTGAAATGCTAACATAGCTCGCTTAACTATATCTTCTCGAATAGCAGCATCACGAGCCATAATGATTTCAGGATTATTAGCACCAACAATAAATTCATGTTGAGATTTAACGTATTCTGATAAATAACGACGAACTACATCATTAATAATATCAAGATTCCTTAGAGTAGCAGGAAATCTTTTAAAGTTCTCCTTCGTAGCATTATAAGGGTTAAGTGTTTTACGATAGAACTCGTCAGGCATTTCTCCATGAAGTATTTCAAGAAGTTGTTCCGTCTTAGTTCTATCATTACACGCTAGTCCGGCAGCAATACAATAATCTATTGTTCTACCAGCCCAGTATTCATCCTTTTCAGAATTAGGGACACGCTGTTTAGGCATGTCCCCAAGTCGAGCATTTAGCTTAGCATCAATCATAACAATTCGCTTAGTTTAATAAGTATATTAATGTACCAATTAATAGCACCCGTACTTATTACTATAACTAGCATTAATACGAATCCTATCATTCCGCCAAGCAATGTAGCTAAAATATCCAAGAAATCAAACTTACCGCCATACATTTTATCTTTAAATTCCATGCCTACGGCTAAGCCTACTACTAACATTATTCCTAGTAATCCACATGGGATTGCGTAGAGGAAATGTTTTAACCTGTTGCTTTCTGTTAACCAACTCATAATTAATAACGTTTACGATTCCAAAAGTTTTCTTTCTCTGTTTGCACTCTCTGTCTATGTTCAAGCTGCTTTTTAGCAAACTTATCATTAGCAGCCCATTCAATACCACGAACAATCATTTCAGATACACGGTCAAAGTTACCAGTATTAGACCATTTCTTTAACTCTAGTATAGACTGATAATCATATATAGTATGAAGAACAAGCATATCACGACCGTCCTCGAACTTCCCTATGGGGGAATACAACATTTCCTTTAACATTCTAAGACCATCAAGTTTAACTGTCTCACTACTAATATCATAACCAATAGTATTAATCTTCTTAGTATTAATATTAGTATCCCATAAATGAACTGGGTGATAACCTAAGTATCTAATAGCTTTCCACTTCTTAAAATTACTAACTGTTTCACCACGGTTAATCTCGACATTAGTTGTACCAAGACAATTATAAGTAACTGCAAAATAATAACAGATTCTATCTGCTTTCTCTAGTTCATCAGGACGACCATAATACACAGCACATAATCTAGGACGATAACCATTATATATACAAGGATTCATCCAAACTTTAATACTATTATGTGAATGTTTATTAGTAAGTTCTTTCTTATCTTTATCAATACCAACAGGGTCATAACTAATACTATATATTCCCGGTGGAGTACCTTTAGTTAGCTGACCTGTCTTTTTATCTATGTATTCTACTTTAATTGGATTAAACCATTTACGAATACAACCTTCAGGGTCTTCATTAGAATGACGAGGAACATTCTTAATATAATCAAAGTAATCCTTCTTAAATACACCACCAGTAGCAGCAATACGTTCATTAGGAATAAACTCGAAGTTATCCGAATCATATTCTACAAACTTACCATCTATATAGAAGTTATATTTATTAGACATTTTTAGTTCTTGCTCCCATTCATCTAATATCTCACTACTAAATATATTCTCACTTACAGAACTAAATGATTCACTAGGCATATTAGCATACTGTCCACAATAACTAATAAACTTAGCGAATGATTTACTCTTAGCTTTTTCAGCAGCACGTTCTTCTTCTGCTATTTGAAAACCAAGAGCTATATCAGAATTACCATCATCATCAAGAGAAGTAAGAGTAGCGATTTGATTATCGTCGCCAATCTTATAACCTTCAAGTCCCCAACAATAAGGTTTAAAGTAACCACATACTTCTGCTCTACTATCTTTATCCCATACATTTTCAAATGCCATAAAGTTTCTACCTCTAGGGTCATAAAAGTTTTGCTCAAATGTTACCCAGCCTGCATTAGCTTTACCAGCAGTACCCCAAGCATTAAGAAAACCAGTAGTAACAGAACCAGTCTTTAGAGTAGGTTCAGTTACATCCATGAAATCATCGAAGTTCTCAAACTCTGACATTTCCTCACACTTGATTTCTCCGGCATCTTTACCAACAGCAGCAGAAGGATTGTTCTTAGTAGATACAGATATACAAGCACTATTCCAACTGTTATCATCTATAATAGCTGTACTAGGGTCTTTATAACCTAAGATAAAATCACTAGCATCAATCTTAGCTATACCTCTAGCAAAAGGAGTATTAGATTCATAGAAGATAATTTGCTTCTTCATAAAGTCAGATAGACCTCCTGATTGAACCAAAAACTTATTATCACTAGCCGCATGAATAACAGCACGGTTAGGAGTAAGATTGATAAAGTTAGCAGAACCAATAGCTTCCATATAACTAAATCCACCACGTCTTGTCTTATCATTGATAAGAAACATACCATTTTCTCGACAGAACTGTTTGATTAAGAAGTACCACCACTGGCAATCAATAAATCTAGGAAATCCTCTTATCTTACGACCAGTAACTTTACCTTCTTCTACTCGAAGTGTTTTAGTATCTAGTTTAAGAATACGTCCATAATTAATAAAATTATAATGTTCACCAGTAATATAGACATCTTCTATCTCACCAGTTCTAGTATCCATAAGACAAGGAGCTTTAAAACCAACAAGTCTACGTAGAGTTTCCTGTTTACGAAAGTTTATATGAGGCATACTATCTACTGCAAACTTAGTATAAACTCCTTCTTTCTCATAAGTAACAGCAGCAGGACGTAAAAGGTCTGTATTAACAAAACGCTTATGTGGGTCAATATTCATTAAGAACCCTCCGCTTTCTCCTATTAAGAAATGGTCGAATGGGTCTTTATATCCACAGTCTCTTGCGTGCTTATATTTCTTTCCTTTATCTTCTTCATTATAATAAATGAAGAATGGATATTCAGACAGTTGCATAGCTTACAATTAATTATTTTAGTAGTATAGCAACAAGAATAGCTAGCACACCTGTACTAGCTATGAATCCATTACGTTGCTTCTTATACTTTTTAGACTTATTATATTCCTTATTAAGATTAACAATAGCTTGATTTCCTAGTATTGTTATCCTCTTTATTTCTTCACGTTGCTTAGATATAATAGAATCCTGCAAGTAGCTATCTTTAACTTTTAGTTCGTATAACTTCTTGTAGGATTCATATTGACTTTTATACTCTTCTGAAAGTATTAACTTTGCATTGGCTATTCTTAATACTTCTTTATCTAGGCGTCGCTTCGCTCCGCCATCCCCCGTAAAGGAGTAGGATTGCTGTAAACTATCTACCTTCGTCTCCAACCTTTGGATTCTCAACTCCGATTGGTTTTGACACAAGATATATGAAGCGTTCGAGAATAGCAATACTATCAGTATCACTAATTGCTTTATCAAATTCTTTCTCATACTGATTAGTATTATTAAGAGTATTGAGAATAGAATCTATTACTAGTTGTAAACTATCTCTTTTTGTTTTTATTTCCTGATATATAGTATCAGGAACGATAAGTGGGACTTCTACATTTTCCTTATTAAAAACAAAATTGTTTAATACTCCAATTATAACAAATGGGATTACTACTATTAATAGTCCTATTCCAATACTCTTTAGTTTCATATTATTAAGTCTTTTTCTTCTAACAACGTGTAAGTAAATACATCGCCCCACAAAGGAATTGCTAAGTTAACTATATTCATAAGTTCTCTGAAATCCATACTTCTAGCTAGAACTTGACAGCCAGCAGACCAACCGTCAACAACAACACTTGATTCTCCTGCTTTATGAATATTAATACCGAACATTCCTTCTTCTATTGTTGATTTATCACAATCAAGATAGAAATCTTTATTAGCATCACGGAATACTTTAACAGGTTTATGTTGAACAAGAGCAAGATATTGTCCCTTATGATAACCTTTCTTAAAACAACCACGATACTGACCAGGAACTAGAATTGCACAACCTTTAATATTAACAGGATTAGTAAGACTTTTATAACCAGGGTCAGTAGTACAAGGATATATAGGAGTATATCTCTTACCATTAGCTGTCCAATAATCAATTATAAAAACATCATTGAACTCATTACCATGTTCTTTGGAACGAACACCAATAAGATTAAGATTATACTTACCTTTATCAAAGTAAGAATAACCTTTATTCTCTAGTGTCTTTCTCCAATCAACAGTACGACACCTATCTATTAATAAATTATTATATTTAGACATGATATTACATTTATATTATACAAATAAATTCATTTGTTGTTTCTGACTTCCATTAACAGTTTGATAACGGATATTAAGCATAGTATCTATTTCAGGTTCTAATCTAGGTATCTTATACCACTTAGCTGTTTCACTTTTACTTTCATCAATATGAAAACCGTCTTTAAATCTTTGAGGTCTACCATATTGGTTAAGAACAAACGGAACTTCAATATGACAAAGAGCTAAACCACGACAAGGCAAACCAGTAATAAGATGAACCATTTTAGCATATAGATTTAACTGCAAGGCATAAGTAGTACCATTACAATTAGGCAGACCACCAAACGGTGGAAGTAGAACATCTTCGGGCTTATGAACCCATTCATCTGTTTCTTGTACTGGACGAACAGTTTTATCTTTCTTATAGTATCCTGCTTGAAATCTAAGACCTGTACGATTAGTTTTCCAATCAAGAATAACAAAACCATCTTCACGAATAGGAAGTATATCAATAGTTCCACTAAGAAGATACTTAGGAAGAAATGCTCCTATCTCTGAATATATCTTATAATCTCGTTCAGTATAGAACTTAAATACTTTATATATTTCAGGATATTTGTTTTCAGTATGTTCAATGAAAGCATCAACATCGAGAAGTCTTACATGACTATCAACAACATCTAAATCAGCAACAGTAACCATTTGTTTACTTTCTTGTTTATTCAGATATTTAATAGCATTGAAGAATTTACTATTCTGACGAATACCATCTTCAAAACTATTATGATAGACATTACCCATATCACAGGCTTTATCTCGTATGGTATCCCATTGATTCTTTATATCTTTAATAGAAGTATTTTCTTCTTTAGCCTTATATTTAGCCCAATAATTAGAATCAAACTTAGGAACATACGAATGAATAATAGTAGTGGCACTAATATAAGAATTACCACAATTATCAGTATACTTATGAGTAGGCTCATCAAAGTATAACTTAGTTTGCTTATATTCAGGTTTAACCGGTATCATTTTGTACTTTCGTATTTCCCCCGTAAAGGAGTGTTAACAATACTATCGCTTACCAATCCTAGCTCTCTCTTTTGAGCTTCTACTTGAGCTTCTAAATCACTAGCATCTTTAGCAGACATAGAACTAGTAACTACTTTACCACCACGAGCTTTCTTCTGTTCTATTTCAAGAGCAGCAGCTTGTTTAGCTTCACCTAAAGATTTAATCTGATTAGGAATGATATTAATAATACCATTTAGCTTAGTTATCAAATCAATAACTGGCAAAGTATCTTCGGCTTGTATACCTGCATTAAGTTTATTAGTAAGTTGCTCACTAAGTATATTAGCTGCACGAGAACTATTATGAACTGCTCTAAGAATAGTTTCAAGAGCTTCGCCTGCAACGCCCATCTTATCTTCATGATATCTATCAACAAGACGAAGAATAAGAGCATCTGGTTGCCAATCATTAGGAAGAGCGTAATTAGCTCTAGCAGATGCTAAGGCTTCGGGACGACTATATCCCATTTGATTAGGTGGAGACTTAGGGTCAGCTAGATAAAAAATAACTCCGGCTTCTTTAAGATACCGAAGTTTATCTTCACTAGTATCACGAAGATATAACTCTCTTACATCTTTATCCTGTATCTGATAAACGTTAGGAGCAAAGGGATAACCTTGCTCGTCAACGCTAATCATACCTGTTAAATCCAAAGGGGCAATCTTCGTAATCATAACCTTTATTATTTCTTAGTTCAATATAGTAATCAGAATCATTAACTGGCTTCATCTTACTAAAGAAGTACATATATAATTTAAAAGACCTCTCATCTTGATTAAACTCTCTAAGTTTCCTTGCGGCTAACTTACGATTAAGTCTAACAGTTCGAGATATTATCGAAGTTCTACTTCTAAATTTACTACGTTGAGCCATTCGAGTAGCAACTAAGCTCTTTTTAAATTTCCAATATTCTTCATTAGTAAGTTCTTGCCTTTTAGCCTTCATTACAGGATGATGTTCTATTGCATCTAACTTGGCTTCATTAACAATAAATCCACCAATAAAAGGAATTGAAACTCGTTGTAGACTTTTAATCCTATCAATAATTTGGTCTTCGATATTATCTATAATATCATCTATTATTTCAGCTTCAAGAGGTGTAACACCTAATAAACTAATAATATCAGGACGAGTTACTAATAACTCCTTTTTCTCTTTTAAATCAATAGAAGGCATCTAGTTTATACATTTAGTAAATTAGTAGCTACTATAAACTTTTGAGGTTTACCACTAGGAATAAGACCTTCGACAGAGTTCTGACCTTGAATATCAGTAAGACGGACAATCTTATAGCCAATACAAACTACTGTTTCGGCAATAGTAGTAATCAACTTACCATTATCTCCTTTCTTTTCAGTAGTAACAGGATTCACTTCTGTACCAAGTAAACTAATAACAGAACCACTTCCAACTTTACGGAATATCTCACCACGAGCAATACTAAGATTTAAGTCTTGGTCGCCACGAATAAATTCAGCAAGATTATAAGGAGTAAGTTCGTTACTGCGAGGATTACAATCTATGCCAGTAAATACATCAGACGGAGCAACATATAAGAAACGATTAAGCATAGCTCTATCTTCTTCCTTAACATCATCAGCATAGTTAGTCTTAACTAATATAAATCTAGTACTACCAGTACCCTTTAAATCAGGATTGATAATCTCACGAAGTTTAGCAGTCTGAATAATAGCGACAATACCAAAATGCTTAAACGGAGTTATATCTTTAACTCGGTCAGAAACATATTTGAAATCAATTTCTCCGATGTGTTGAGGAACTAGGAAAGTTTCTCCTTTAGTTTTGTTCTCTAAATGTAACATAATTACTTTAATTAGATTGTTAATAATATTAATTAAGTTGACTAGCATTACTAAGAGTAATATATGCACCAGTCATTAATAGTACAAGTATACGAATAATATTCGTACTATCAATATCTAACTCGTTAAAAAACCTTTAGAATTGTATTCGCTATATAATTCACATCCATTCACACTAGTTCACATTAGTACACACTCTAATGCAAGTCCACTACTTAACTAAAATATCGACTAAATCTTACCATTCTATTTTTACAATCCTGATGCTAAATCTTCGGACTCTTCGATAGAAGAGGAGAAAGGTAATACACAATAAGACCCAATAGACAACTAATACTATATAATATAAGTAAGACCAATTAAGGACTTAAAGGAATTAATTAGACTAATAGGACTAACTAATAAGATAATTCTTCTATAAGAAGAGTTAGACTACTAACAACAATAGATATACAGAAGGGAATTAGAAATACTATTAGGACTAACTAATGTATATAGACTTAGAAATAGGACTGGAACTACTGTTAGAAATAGAATTAGGAATAGGACTAATAATGAACTTAGAAATAGGATTAGGACTATTAGAAGAAATAAACTTAGAGGTACTACTATTAGTGCTGCCCCACAAAATAATATTTTTCATGAATATATTTTTATCGAGACGAAGCTCCTACCACTCACCGCCCCCTACTCCAAACCAATTCCAATACCCCCGTCAAGACCAAATGACCTTAAACATATTGCTATAATGTTTAATTAAATACTTATGTTTATGATATTTCTATTGTTGTTATCAATAGCAGTAGCTATGACTACTGCTACTTATCTATCTGCTATTAGAAGACAGAAGCGGGATTGGAGAAAGTATGGTCGTGCAGGTGAAACCTACGACAAGTTTTGTTCACGTTATTACACTAGATACGTATGAATATTAGTGATAAACTAAAAGTGGTACACTTAGCATTAAGTATGCTAGGTGTACCAGCATTCATGCATCTAAGTTATATTAAGTTGTATGATAATTATGTGAATAGCTTTCTAATACTATTAGCAGTGTTAGTATTGATATTAGATGCTAACGATGTTGTTAAAGAACTATTGGCTTAATCAAACCAAATGACTATAAACATATTGCAGTTACTATCAAACCAAATGACTATAAACATATTGCCATTGTGTGTGTGGTTAGGATGCACATTGGTTGAACAGTTGCTAACCGATTTATAACATTTAATTTATTTGTATTATGGGAACAAGAGCTACAAATGATGCTGCTAGATTAGCAGCAGAAGCAGCTGCAAAAGCTGCAAAAGAAGCTGCCGAAGCAGCAAGTGCTAACGCTAAAACAGTTGATACTGTTGATAAAGCTGATAAAGCTATTGACGCTCGTATAGTTGACCTATCCGAGTATCAAGGACAGGATGCAGACGATATTACTCGTCTGTTGCTTGACCGTCCTGATTTCGAGAATCACGACAGCTTAATGATTACTAATATCATTGATAATAGTAGTCGTTATGCAGGTGCGCTTACTGTTGTTGTTAATCGCAACATTCCACAGTTTGTTAAAGATGCTGCTAGTGGTACTTATGTCGAGTCTACGACTCGTAATATCTTTACTACTCGTATTCAGCTTGCAGCTATTCTCAAAGGTCAGGGCGAGCCAATGCTTGCCAACGCTGTTATGACAGCTCCGTTGTCAGTGTTGCACGTTATCTTCAAGAAGGCACGTATCAGCGTGCTTGGACACGTGCTTGCGCAAGGTGAAGTATTCGTTAATCCGTATGCCGCTAAAATGTCTCGTGAAGAACGTGTTAATGAACACGACCGTTACGAGTATTTCCCGTACGAACTTAGTATGCGTACGTTGTCCCTTGCGGACGAAATGCTCGTGGCTGACATGTTGGCTAAATACCAACCTGATGCAGAGGGTGCTGCTTAACCAGTTACGTAGGAGAGGGAAACCTCTCCTACTAAACTAAGAATACACCATTCGGCACGTGTTCGATAATACTCTCGACTTATGCTCGCCATCCGGCAAAGCTATCCGGCAAAGCTATCCGGCAAAGCTATCCGGCAAAGCTATCCGGCAAAGCCAATCGGGATTGGAAACGACACTAGTCACCTGATAAGCGAAACGCTACAACTGATAAGCGAAGCTAACCAACTGATAAGCTAAACCCTTGTAAAACCACATCAAAACCCTAAGGGTCGCAGCAGCTCCACGTTAGCCAAGAGTAATGGACTACTGGCAGAGTTAGAAAATCTGATACAGAATCAGATGCGTCTATATTATATATATATATATTATATACGTAGTATATAATT